AGGTTTGGATTGACCCCTCTATTGCTTATGTCCTTCCTACCGGTGGTGAGAAGGTCGTAAAGGTTGTTCTTGAGGGCGAAACCCAGATTAAGGACCACGACAATTATGATAACTCTATGGAAATCCACGTTTGGAAGAAGATGGGCTGCGGTATTCTCAGTTATAATAACTGGGGTATTTACCAGAATAAGGCCATCCAGACTCCCGTTATGGACAATCCCTATGGTATATAATTTAATTTAATATCTATTGGGGAGGGGAAATTCCCCTCCCCTATTTTAAAATTCTAAGGAGTTAAAAGGAGAATTCTATTATGGAAGGAAAAGTTGTTATTGTTAATACTGTTAATGCTCGTGTCGGTATTACGTTACCTGATATTCACTTTACGCATACATGGCTGAAGAAGGGAGATAAGTTTAGTGTACCGCATGATATTTTTGATGCGATGATGTATGATACTGGTTCGCGCAATATGTTTGAGGAGGGCATTCTTTATACTGAAGATATGGAAGTTAAGAAAGAATATGGCCTTGAACCAGAAGATGTGGAAGAACCCGTAAATATTATTATTCTTAATGAGGCGCAGATGAAGCGGTATCTTACTGTAATGCCGTTCCGTGATTTCAAGGAAGGCTTAGATAAGGTATCTAATGATTAGATTGTATTGCTCGCGCAGTATGCAATTGCAAATAAAATCACGCCAGATATTAATAAGAAAAAATATATTCAAGATCGCGCGATGATTGATATTTATAAGGTAATTGAAGAAAACCAGAAGGATGAGGAAGCTGCACAAGCTGCAAAAAAATAATGGAGGTTTAACTTATGACCTCTTATCAAACTGTTTATGATGCTTTTTTAGCAAAAATATTAGACGATGAATGGGGTTTTTGGACTGAGGAAGAAGTAAAATAGGATTTACGCTCTTTGCTAGAAGGGGCGATACCTTGGTTTAAATTTCCTAGAGTTTCTCTTGACCGTGGGGACTTCGGTTTTGAGAATGATTTAAGTAATACAGAGATTTAGATTTTAGCTACTTATATGAAATGTGAGTGGTTAAATAGGACAATTCTTACTTGGGAAAACGTAAAGCCACTTTATGAAGAACGAGATTTTTCACAAGCAAATTTATTAGCAAAATTCTAGTCTATGCTTGAAGCGGAAAAATATAATGCTCTTAAGCTAGAACGAGTTTATTATCGTTCTTACGATAATAAACCGTTTGATTTTACCTCTCTTGCAGGAGAACAGTAATGAATACTAATGAAATTCTTAATGAAGCTTATTTTAATAAATTAAGAAATAAGTATTATGGTTTGCTTTGTGAAAAAGAAAAAGGTAGAGATTGGGAAAAATTTCTTGATTCTATTATTATTGAACTTTACGGTTTTTCTGAAGAATAGCGCACTATTAATTGGATTGAATTAATGAATAAAACTAATTCTTTGCGTTATTTAGATTATGAATATTTTCGTAAGACCGTATTTGAATGTATGGGTCTACTTTCTAAATAAATGAGTTATTTTGAAGATATATATTTAAAAAGGTTAAATAGGTATGGACTTAATTATTAGTCCCGAGTTCAAACCTAGCGCGAGCGTCAGTTCGAACATTTATTAATGAAGAGCGTGTACAGAATAGATTTTTCATATGAGAATGAAGAATGCCCTGGCCTCTTAGAAAGATACAAACAAGATGAAACTGAGACGCGCGCGTATTTATTAACTAGAGTAAGTTTAAATATTCCTGCTGGAACAATTCTTTATCTTCCAAATAAGGATTTAGAATTAATTCCTTGGATGGTTTATTGGCTTGAAAATATTAAAGCCAGTGGATATAATCGTTATGTTATGTTAAAGATGACTCATACGATTACATGGTAGAGAGATGGAGAAGAATTTTCAACTTTAGCCTATTTTTATGGGCAAGAAGATAATATGTTGAAAGATGAAATTCGTTCTCGTAGTCGTATGGATACTATATATTCTGAGAACTTAAAACTTAGTTTTATGGTTATTCCTACTAATAAAGATTTAAAGAAAGATGATTATTTTGAAATTGGGGAAGATGAATTATTAGAAGCTTATAGAGTTACTGGTTATGATCGGTAGTCTACTCCTGGAGTGGAATATGTAAGTATAGACCCAATTTATATATATGATCATTCTCCTAAGCCTGAATAGAATCCAACAGATAATCCGGACGACTTTTATTGGTTAAATAAAGGTGGTGAGAGTTAATGGGAGTTAGAAATTGTAGAGATTTAGGTGAAAACGCACAAAAGATAATAAAAAGACTTTTAGCGAATTAGACTTTACTTAAATTGTTATATTATACTGATAAAGACCCATTAAGTCAACCGGATTTAACAGATGAATAGATATAGAATGAAGTTTTTGAAAAATTGATTAAAATAATACCACGCGTTGGTCCAAAAGAAACTTCTCATTCTATAGTTACTATGCGTTTTACACGCGGGCGTGAAAATGAAGAAAATAGTGAATTTAAAGATGTAAGTATTAATATTGAAGTGTTTGTACCGCTTACATAGTGGATAATTAAAGATGTGTAGTTGCGCCCGTTTGCTATTTTAGGAGAGATATAGGAATCTTTAAATGGAAAGATCATAAATGGATTAGGTAAGTTATAGGGCGGAAATTTTGATTTGAACTTCTTAACAGAAGAAATTAGCGCATATGAGCAGTATTTCTACTTGACTTCTTATGATTGAGCCATTTTTATGTATACCGCAAAAATTTAAAAAGTTATGTACTATTTATCCGCCTACAGTCAATTAGGTTTTAAGAGAAGAAACAAAACAATTAATTAATATTCTTACTATTTCATAGGAAGAATTAGAAGATTATTTTATTGATAAAGTGGATAATGAAGGAAAATCTATTAAACCACCAGACCCGTTTACATATATAATGGGTAATTCACAATATAATAAAGATTTTGAGAAGAAAGTTTTAGATAGTTTTGAGTTATATCTGCACGAGCCAGTTAGTTTATAGTACACGGCAGGTAGTATTGTTATCGGAAATTTAGAAACAGAGTTTTTAAAGATTTCTAGTATTGAAAATATGATGAATGAATTGAGAATTATTAATCAAGATAATTTTTTTGAATTCTAGAATGCTATAAGGCGTGCGCTTGGAGATAAAGAGATGGAACCTCCTAATCCAAATGAGAATCCGCGTATTAAAGAAATGAAAGCAAAGGCTCGTTATCGTGATAGAGTTAAAGCTAAAAAAGGAATCGGAATTACTTTTGAAGAAACTTTAATCTCAATTTGTTGTATGGGTATTGGTTTAAATCCACTTAATATCGGAGAGATAAGCTATGCGGCGTCTAAAAAGTTAGTTGAGAAATATCAATAGAAAGAAAAATATGATATTGATATTCGAAGTTTACTCGCTGGCGCGGATAGTAAAAAAATTAAAGTATAGTATTGGATGAATAAAAATAACGATAAATAATTTAGGAGGCTATTATACATGGCAAGTATTTTAGACCGTTATGGTATTAAAGAGGTTGCGGACGTTACCTTCTATAAGATTAAGCCTGATGGTACACAGGGCGATCCCGTTTTATACCTTGATACATTAAAGGTTTCTACCATTGAGCAGACCGCGGAGTCTGTTGATGCTCGCGGTGGTAAGGGCAATCCAAAGCTCGTTACTTGGGACTATGGTAAGGAAATCACGGTTTCTATCGAGGATGCTTTGTTCTCTGCTAAGTCCATGGCCATCATGTTTGGTAATGGCGTTGCCACTCCCAAATCTAGTGGTACGGTTTCTCGTACAATCATGGCTCGTGTTATTGATGACACTACAGACTACATTGATTATATCCAGGTTGACCTTTATAATTCTACAACTCATACGTCTGAGCGTGTTAAGGTTGATATGAAGGAAACTACTACGGCGAGAGCGAATATGATTCTTTTCTCCGCGGCAGTTACTAGGGGCTTAAATGTAAGGAAAGTTACTGGCGAAGATGGTACAGTATTAGGAAGTGCTTCTGATACTGCTACTATGGGATTAGAGGCAATTAATACTGCTATTGCCAGCAAAGGCGGTCAGAAAGTTTTGATTGATTATACTGTTTCTGCTGATAAGTCTGAAATCGTCATTTCTGGTGATACGTTCCCCGGTACCTATTATGTCCAGGGCGATACTTATGCTCGTTCTGATGTTGATGGTTCCGATCAGTTCTTCCAGTTCATTATTCCAAAGGCCAAGATGACCTCTGAGAATACAATTACTTTGGAAGCTGAGGGCGATCCTGCTGTATTTAATATGAACCTCACTGTTCTCCGTCCTGAGGATGGCGATATGATGAAGCTCGTACAGTATGACTTAAAGTAATAGTAAATGGTTAATTTTAAAAGGTGGAGGAAGGAATTCTTCCACCTTTTATTTTTAAGGAGCGAAATATGGCATTAAATGAATTTTCACTCAAAGAATTATACGATGTAAAGCTAAAAGCTACTTATCCTATAGAGATAGGTGGCAGACGTATTGAAGAAGGAGAAACTATATGTTATTTTGATAGTATATAGATTTCAAATTTTCAAGAGGTCAAAAGTTATGTAACCGCGCATGGTGGTTATGATGATAGGCCGCATGTATGGTGGGAAACTACAAAAGAAGTTAATTTTATAATGGAAAGAGGTATTTTTTCTAAAACGCAGTTTGCACTTTTAAGTAATTCTAAACTTATTACAATTAGTTAGGAAGAAAAAATTTTGGTGCCTGAAAGGGAAGAATTAGAAACGAATGAATTAGGTCGTTTTACTATAAAAGAATATCCTGCTGGGCCAATTTTTGTATATGACTTAGAAACTGGCGAAAGAATAGAAGTTGCTCGTTTTTATGAAAAAACTTATAATACTAATTTACCGTATAAAACTTTAATAGTAGATTATAATTATGAATATGAAAATGGCGGAAGCGTTGTAAATATCGGTTAGCGTCTTATAAAAGGATATTTACGACTCGAAGGAAGAACAAAGATTAAGGATGACGTAACAGGTCAAGTACATACGGGAATAATTATTATTCCTAAGTTAAAGTTAATGTCTGACTTATCTATGAGTTTAGGAGAGAAGGCGAACCCCATGGTGGGAAGAATTCAAGGGAAGATTATCCCGGAGGATAGTCGGATGAATTCTAGAGTTATAGAGATGTACTTCCTTAACGATGATATAGATAGTGATATGTAAATTTAAGTCGACATTAACTTTAGAGTTAATGTCGATTTTTATTTTGAGAGGTAAAGGGTATGGCAGGTAGTACAAGTTATACTGTAAATATTAAGGCTTTATTTGATGCAGGAGATGCCTAGGCAAAAATTAAAAATATTCAAACTATTTTAAATAATTTGAAATTACCAGATAATTTACGTAGTAGTTTTAATAATGCTTTTAATGAATTAGATAAAGCTTTAAATGATTTTTAGGCGAAAAGTCGTTAGGGTATAAAGAATAAAGCTGATGCTACAGCAATTAATAAATCTTTTGATAAAGTAATTGCTGAAATGGAAAAGTATGATTAGATTGTACAAAAAATTAGAAGTTAGTTTGGTGATTAGATAGATTTAAATAATTGGATTAAAATAGATGATAGTATAAAATAGAAATTAGAAAGCATTAAAAAAGAAATAGCAGATTTATAGAAATAGTTAAATAATATTAAACCAGATGGGTTAAAAAAAATAGAATAGGTAATGAGTAAACTTAAGACTGAAAAGTCTAAAGGGAAAATTACTGAAGCTTTAGATGTTTTTAAAGGCGCCACAGATGTAAAAGATATTTAGAGAGCTATAGATTTAATAGAAAAAGCTAAAAAGAGTTATACTGGATTGGCTTCTGGTGAAGGAAAAGGAAGCCAAACTGCTAAAGAAATTATCGTTTAGTATCAGGCTATTATTGATATAATGAAGGAAGCTGAAGAAGAGACTTAGAATGTATAGCAAAAAATAGATTTTAAATAGGGTGAAGGACTTTAGCTTTCTACATAGGCCGCGCAAGAACTTAATAATCAATTAAGTAATTGTACTAATACTATGAGTCAATTGACCAATGAAACCAAGAATACTGAAAAACCTCTTAAGGATTTAACTGTAAGTGCTGGTCAATTTGGTTCTGAATTAGATCAAGTAAAAAGTCGTATTCAATATTTTCTTGGTCTTGCAAATGCTATTAATTTAGTTAAGCGTGCGATTCGTAGTTCTTTTAGTACAATAAAAGAACTTGATAAAGCTATGACCGAAACTGCGGTAGTTACTAATTACACTATTAAAGATATGTGGAAATAGCTACCAGATTATACAAAACGCGCGAATCAATTAGGCGTTACAACTAAAGAAGCTTATGAAAGCGCGACATTATACTATCAATAGGGTTTAAATACTGAACAAGCTGCGGCGCTTTCAACTGAGACATTGAAGATGGCGCGTATCGCTGGTCTTGATGCGGCGGATGCTACTGACCGTATGACTAACGCTTTGCGTGGCTTTAATATGGAATTAAATACAGCATAGGCGCAACGAGTAGATGATGTATATTCTTAGTTGGCGGCTATGTCTGCTTCTAATGTAGATGAAATTTCTACTGCTATGACTAAAGTAGCTTCATTGGCACATAATGCTAATATGGAATTTGAAACTACTGCGGCGTTTTTAGCATAGATTATTGAAAGTACAAGAGAATCTGCCGAAACTGCCGGTACTGCGTTAAAGACAGTTGTAGCTAGATTTTCTGAAGTTAAGAAACTTTATGATAAAGAAGAATTAAAAGGTTAGGATGAAGAGGGGCAAGTAATTGATGTTAATAAAGTATCTGCCGCGCTTCGTACTGCCGGAATTGATTTAAATAAATATTTTCTTGGTGAAGTTGGACTAGACGATATATTTATTGAATTAGCTTCTAAGTGGGATTCACTTACTAATATTCAATAGAGATATATCGCTACTTAGGCCGCAGGTTCTCGTCAACAGTCTCGTTTCATCGCTTTGATGGCAGACTATGCGCGTACACAAGAATTAGTTAGTGCGGCGTATAATAGTAACGGTGCTGCAGAGAAGCAATTTGAAAAGACTTAGGATTCTATGCAATCAAAACTTGCGCGTTTAAAGAATGCGTGGGATGAGTTTGCAATGGGTCTTGCGAATAACGCGGTTTTAAAGGGTGCTGTTGATGCACTTACAAAATTATTATAGATAGTTAATAAACTTACTGGCGCGCTTGGTAGTGGCGCAGGTTCTTTCTTAAAATGGGCAGTTGCTATTAAGACCTTTGGAGCTTTAAAAAGAAGTTTCGGTGGCGGTGGCTTTATTGACAAAGCAGTTACTACTATTCTAAAAGGTTCAAGAATCGGGCAAACTATTATTAAGGGTGGATTAACTAGTGGTATTGATTTAGCTGGAAATATAGTAGCAGGTTCTCCTGAAGCTTAGGCAAGAGCAGAGGGTAAAACTACTATTATACCTAGAACTAGTCTTTTATCTGATATTTTTAACGGAAATTTAAAAAAGAAAATAGCCGATTTTAAAGATAAACATAATATTATTAAAGGTTTGGCATATGAAGATATCCCGTAGGAATTATGGAATATAGACCCAGAATATGCTGAGTCGTTAATGGAAGATACTAAAGTAGGAACTTCTTTATTTGATGCGTTAGGTAATAGTTTTTAGAAGACTAAGTTTGGTAGTGCTATTTCTACAAAAGTCGGTGCTCTTTTTGGAAAAGAAACTCTTAGTGGTGCGGCTACTTTAGGAGTGACTCTTGGTGGAATAGCGGTTGCAGTTGGAACGATAGTTGCAGCATATGCAGCTTGGTCAGAATTTTCTTTAGAAGGATAGCTTAAATAGGCTAAGAAATATTCTGAATAGATGGATAAGGTTGCTACGGCTGCAGAAGAAGCGAAACGGAAAACTTAGCAAGTATAGGAACAATATCAAGAAAAAACAACAGCTGTGCAAGAAGCAGAAACAGTTTAGGAAAGAAATAAAGCTATTTAGGAAAGAAATGATTATCTTAGTGATTTGCTATAGTAGAGTAATAAGTACGCTCAATACATATCTTCTACATTTGAAAATGGGCAATTAGTTTTAACTTTAGACGAAGCCTCTATTAGTGCCTTAGCTTAGAGCACTGCTGAAGGTGCTGCAAAAGCTAGCGCAAATGCTGAATTAGCCAAAGCTATGGTTGCAGGGAAACAAGCTGCAGTATATGAAAAGAAATATCAAAATGATAGAATAGATTTAGCTAATAAGCGTATATACGAAGGTATTGATGAGCATGGTTTCACTTCTTGGCGAGATATGACGGCCGAAGAAGTTGCAAGATATACTTAGTATTAGAATTAGGCTGCATAGGAACGCGTCGTTGAAAAAGGTTATGCAAAAACCGCTTTCGCGCGAATGCTAAATACATAGAATCTTTCTGATGAGATGTCTGACGCGGTTGCTTCCGCGATGGCAGAAACTTTTAATTCTGATGATTTCTTTAAAAGTTTACGTCGTTAGAAAAGAATTGATTGGTGGAGCGGTAATGCAACTACAGAACAGCTTCAAAATAGATACAGAGAGTTATATGGAGTAGAAGCTGAAACTACTGATAAAAAAGAAATAGCCTAGGCAGTAGCTTCTGCAGAAGTTATAAAGGATACATACGCAAATTTAATTGAAGAAATTTCTGCTGTAAGTAAAGAAGATTAGGGATTAAAATTATTACAAGTTATTTCTGGTACTTATGAAGGTAGTTTAAAAAATATTGGTGCTGAATTAAGTGAGCTTTTAACAAATGAAGATATTGTAAAAACTCTTATGGAAATGTTCGGCACTGAAGATACTACTGGATTAGCAAAAATATTAAATACTTATATTGAATAGATTGAGAAGACTAGAAAAGAATATGCTAAAAATGCTCTTAAATCTTTAATGTCTTCTGGTTTAAGAGATACAAAAGTTTTAACAAATTTTAGCAAGTTAGAAATTGCACAATAGAAAAAAGTTATCAAAATTGGTGAAACTTTAACTGATTACGGTAATAATTTTAGAAATCAAGTAGAAACCGCGATGATTGATGCAATGTCCTCGGAAGGAGGCATTGGTACAGAATTAGATAGTTTTATTGGTTCTTTGTCAGATAATATTATTTTAACTTTTTAGGCCATTAAAGATGGAAGTAATAGCGCTAATAAGGAAGTTTAGAATTTAGCTAATTCTTTAAAAAGTACTGGAGAAGAAGAAGGTATTTTCTCTAGATAGAATTTAGTACAATTTTATTTAACGACTAGTGAATTTGAAGATTTAAATGAATAGATTGAAAGTTTCATTGAAGAGAACGGGAAGATTACTCCATATAATATTCAAGAATTAGCAAAAGAAAGTAAATCTCTTGCAGTATTACTTGATAATGATATTATTTCTGCAAATGGTTTAGCGAAAGCGTTTTAGGCTTTTAGTAAAGGTAATATAGCGATTACTGATTTAAATGAAAATGTACTTAAAGTATTAGATAGTTTTGAAGGCTTAACAGATATAGTTAGTAGGGCTTAGAATTTTATTAAGAATTTTGATCCTGGTGAAGATTGGGGAGAATCTTTTGACTTTATTGAATCTGCAATTAATTCGATGGAAGAATTAATAAGTTCAAGAGAATTAGGAAATCCTCAATTGTAGAACTATTGGAAAGCTATATTTACTACTACTCCTGATGATTTAGAAGGTTGGGAGAGAGGAATTGAAATATTAAAAACTCTTCAAGAATGGAACGGAGGCAGATTTTGGACTAATGTCATGGGAGCCAGTTTAGATGAAGAAACTGGTGTCATGACTAATATGGGCGCGGAAGGCTTTACTAGTAAAGAATATAGAGCTTTGATGTAGAAAAGGGCAGATGCCTATACTAAAGCTAATAATTTACCCGATTTTACTGAAGATTATCTTAATATGCAATTCTAGAATATGGCAAACCATGATTATGGCATTGTCAAAGAATTAGCAGCCAATGATGTAAAAGCAATTGCAGAAATTTATAAAGAAACTTTTGGAGATGCAAAACCGTCTTAGGCAGATATACAAGCTATAGCAGATGGTTTAGGAATTACTCCATAGTAGGTTTTAGATGCCTATAATGAGAAATATGGAAGTAATCTATAGTTTAAAGAATTAGCAGAAAAAGTTGTAAGAGATATATCAGAATCATTTAAAGAAATAAAAGAAAGCGGTAAATATGGTGAAACTGCAAAAGAAATTATAAATAGTTTAGGTATTAAAGATGGCCAATTTGATATTGGAACTTTAAAAGCTAACGTTAAAGAAATAGTACCTGAAGTTCAAAATGGTTCTATAAGTGCTGAAGATTGGATTAATTAGTTTATTGGTTCTGAAGGAATAACTGTTCCAATTAGTTATTAGGTTCTTAAAGAAGAGAATGGTCAAATATCTTTTGATTCAAAAACAACAGATGTAACTGTTAAAAATATAGAAGAACTTGAAACAGTAATATAGACAATATAGGATAATGCTAATAGTTTAAATGCTGCAGTTTTAGTTGGAGATTTAGAGGATGCAAAAAAAGCTGCTGACGAATTAATAGAAACTATAAAAACTGAAAATAAAGTTACTCTTGATTATAGTGCCATAAACGACGCAATTACATACGCAGGTCAGTTACAAGCTAGTTTATCTACAGATGCTAGTAAAACAGTTACAATTACTGAAGTCTACAAAACTGGAGGTAATACTTCAGGAAGTAATAAAGCTGGTAGAGAATATCCAAATAATGATTGGAGTAGCCCCGGGTCAGCTGCAGGTGGTATTGTATCTTATGCATCCGGTGCGCGGCGTGTAAAACCTGGTGTAGCACTTACTGGTGAAGAAGGTCCTGAGCTTGTATGGAATAAAAATGGTGGTTATGCTTATCTTGTTGGTAAACATGGACCGGAATTTGCTAATTTAGTACCTGGTGATTAGGTATTTCCTGCAGACGAAACTAAAGATATAATTAATCGTGGTGTTACCCCCTCTCTTGCGAAGGGAGGAAAAATTACGGCAGCTGGAGTAGAGACTACAGTTACATCAAGTACTATTTGGTCACCTGGCGATAACAATGGTAAGGGTTCCGGTAGTGACCAAGATAAAGAGAAACTTGAAGAGTTTAATATGGACCTCGATAAATATTATAATATGGTCGAGGATATTAATGAGCTTCTTCGTCTACGCAATCTTCTAGAAAAAGACTACAACCAACTTCTTAAAACTGAAGGGAAAACTGGTAAAGAGATTTATGATAATTTAAATCGTTAGTTAAAACTTTTAGAAGAACGTTCTAAAATAGTCGCAGACCTCGCAGAAAAACGCAAATAGCAAATTATAGATGAAGTTGCTGCTAATCAAGAATATCAAAAATATGCTTGGTGGAATAATGAAGATTTAACTATTGAAATTGATTGGGATCTAGTAACTTCTATAACTGATAAAGATGAGGGTGGAAAGGTAAAAGATTATCTTTCTAAACTTGAAGATTTTCAATCTAAATATGATGATATGATTGAATAGTTAGAAGAAATAGAAGATACTATTCAAGATATTAGAGAGCGCGGGAAGGATTAGTACAATACTTTAGAAGAACGAGTCCGTGATGCTTTAATTAAACAAATTCAAGATAAAATAGATGAACTTTAGGATGTAGATAAGGCAATAAATGATACGAATCAAAAATTATTTGATTCAATGCAAGAAACTTTGTCTATGCAGCGGCAACAAAGAGATAATGCAAAAACAGAAGAAGGATTAACAGACAAGGAAAAGCGTCTAGCTTATTTACAATAGGATTCTTCTAATGCGAATGCTCTTGAAATTGCAAAGTTACAAGAAGAACTCGCAGATGAACGTCAAAATTATACTGATACGTTAATTGACTAGAAGATTAGTGAACTTCAATAGCAAAATGATTAGGCGCAAGAACAACGTCAAGAATAGATTGATTTAATGCAAAGATCTCTTGATTGGCAAGAGAAGTCTGGTGCTTTTTGGGATACAGTATATCAATATATTAGTGAAGGTACTGATGCTATTGGCGCATTAGTTAAATAGAGCGAATTAGAACGACTTTTAATGTCTGCTGAACCTTGGGATAAACTTTCTGAAGAGCAAAAATTAAATTGGGTTAACGATTTAATGGATTAGGTTGCTCAAGGTATTGCTTATCTTGAAATGCAGAGATAGTTAGAAGATATTGGAACTAAAGAAGGAACTTCAATTAGTTTTACTAATGCAAATGGATAGACTTTAACAGGGAAAGTAGATAAGAATGGTAACGTAGTTGTTACTAATAGCGATGGGTCTACAATAACTTATAAAGATGTATTCTAGGATTATCACGGAGCTTATAGGACCTTTGAAACTTCTGGAGAAGCAAAAGCTGCACCGAAGCCAACTGTGGGTACTTCTAAACCAATCACGGGTACTTCTAGTCCGACTACAGGAACTTCCGGTCAAGGGGTCCCTAAGATGCCTAAGAGAACAGTAGAATCTAGTTGGACTAGTGATGAAACATGGCATTGGCATAAAGTTTTTTACGATGGTAAATTAAGCGAAGAGAGAGATAGCCAAGGAATGCATGATTGGGGATATGTACCAGGAGCACCATCTAATATTAGAAGATGCTCAGTTTGCGGCAGAACTAAACAAATTTCTACAACACTAAGTAGTACTTCCGGTGGCGGTACTCTTGGTGGCGGTGGGGGTGGTAGAGTAATGCTTCGCTATGCCTCTGGTGGTCTTAATACTCAAGCTGGCCCAGCTTGGCTTGATGGTACAGCCTCAAATCCAGAACTCGTTCTTAACGCACGTGATACACAAAATTTTATTGAGTTAAAAGACGTACTTGCGGATATGCGTAAGAATGGAGGCCTTTCCTTAACTGGTGGAGATAATTATTATAATATTTCCGTAAATGTTGATTAGATGAGTAGTGACTATGATGTGGACCGTGCAATTGACCGCATTAAAGCTCGAATCGCGCAAGATGGCGCTTATCGTAATGTAAATACTCTTTCTCGACTTCGATAAATTTAAATAACGAAATAAATAGAGTAGGGTTTTAAAAACCCTACTTTATTTATAGAGTTAAAGCGACAAATAGATATAAAGCGATAAAGGAGGAATGACATATGCCTATTAAGGGTGATTTTATATCTTTTTCATATAATGGTGTCCATTCTACCGATTTGGGGATTGTACATGTAAGTTCATCTGACAGATATGCAGATGCATTACTTCCTACAATTCAAGATAAAACCGTTTAGGTTCCCGGTAATGATGGCACTTATTTTTTTGGCAGTTATTATACACAAAGACCTATTACATTAAATGTTGCATTTGATAATGTAGGTGAGGATTAGATTAGACTCACGCGCAAAGTATTTGGAGATAAGAAATCTCATCCGTTAGTATTTGATGAGGAACCATATAAAGTATACTATGCGAAAGTAAGCGGAACGCCTCAATATAATTATGTTCCTTTTAATAACTATGACGAGGATAAAGCTACGAAACCGCGTATTTATAAAGGAGAAGGTACTATTACTTTTATTTGTTATGAGCCATTCGCGCATTGTCCAAATTAGTATAAATATTTAGATACTTGGATGGTTAATGGACAGTATTATCAAGTTACAATAACATCAGAACAATATAGTGGGCATGAAACAAATTATTATGTTGTTGTTGATGGAGAATATGTATAGTGTACAAGCTAGGATGCCTATGATAGTACAAAAACATATTATAAGTTAGGTAGTAATGGTCCTTCTTGGTATAAATATAATAATAAAAACGAATGGAATTATGGTGCAGGATTATTAAGTAGTTAGGACACATATGATAATTTTACTGGTGGAAGCTTCAAAACGTATAATCCTGGTGATTTAGAGGCGGATTTTAAATTTATAATACCTATTAATTCTGGTATAACTGGAATAAAAATTACCGATGGAACAAATGATTTAAGTAGTTATACTTTACTCTTAAATGCAGTTACAGCAAAAGGTAATGATACTTAGTTATTATTTAATTCGCGTACTAATTTGATTGAGGGGTTAGACGCACAGGGCGCGCGGACGATGAATTTATATAATGAGTTTATTCAAAGCGGGCACTGGTTTAGAATACCGATGAATGAGACTAATAAAACTTGGTATTTTACTCCTATATTTTCTGCGGCATACAGTGGAATAGCAAATTTAGAGTATGATTATCTTTACTTCTAATATGAGGTAAGAATTATGAATATAGTTAAAAAACCTTATGAAATAAGTATCTGGAAAGATGTACTTATGTATGTAGGTACACCAATAGAAGGTAAAACTTCGCCTACTTCTAATTTGGCAGATTTATCTAGTGTAGATTATTAGTATTACGATGAAGCACGACTTGCAACGATTGGTTCGGATGTTATGACATCACCCGCGCGGGCGGTAAATCCAGTTTTTAAGAAGAACATAAATGGCACGGAAACTTTAACTTTTGATATGTATTATCAGTATGAGGATATTGAAAGTGGGGAATTGGTGCGGAATCCTTTAATTGATTTAGTTATTGACGAGAGGAAAGTTAAGTTATATTACGAAGATTAGTGGTATGATTTTATCGTTAAGAAAGATGACGAGAAGGGTAGGGATTATAAATATTCCTATACTTGCACTGGTCTTGCGGCTAATGAATTAGGTAAAACTGGATTTAATATTGAACTGGATACTGAGTTAGAGAATAATATGGGAACGGTGCAGGAATTAGGCGCATCAGTCCTGTAGGGTTCTGACTGGTAGCTTGCGCAAGAAGGGCAAGAGATAATTCAATAGACTAATGAAGAAGCGTTATATAGCTTAGTATTAACCAGCGCAATTACTACTGCTAAGAAATTAGATGGCACTAACTTTGGCAGTGATATACCAATTGGCGCGCGTATATATGTATATTATACTCCTTATATGAATTAGGAAAAAGATTACTTCTAGTTTATATATGTAAATGGCGATACAGGGACTTTAATGCCGGACTTATTAGAAGATAAGATTACTATTTATTGTAATGATACAAGAACTTATGATTTATATGTATCTAATGTAACTTGGACTAATGAAAGACCTAATTTTGCTATCGGCAATCCTACTGTCGCGTAGTATAGAGGTTTAAGATACATTAGAAAATAGCTATCTACTTATGACCCAGTATTAGAATAGACTGTTTTAAAATATACTAGAAATAATACAGAGTATTATGGGTATACTACTACTGATTATATTGATACCACAACTGTTTAGAACTATATTTATAATTCTACTAATTTTGCGGGTACTTCTTACTGGGGAATTTATGGTAATAGTAGTAGTAAGTCTATTAAAGCGGAAGTATTTCCTAGTGTAAAAGTTAGTAATACAGATTTAGAACGTGCGGGCTATTTAGTTGCTTAGTTCGGCAATACTGATGCACGCCTTATGAATGAGGGTATTGTTTAGAATTATTCACGTATTAATGTTTTTACTAAAGGAGAAAAATATAGGTTACGTATTAAGGTTGGAACTGTTAATGGAAATAGTTTTACTCCTTTGACAGGAAGTAATTTGCCTTTTAACTGTATTGTTAAGAAATATAAATTAGTTGATGTTGATACCCCAGCAGAAGATGTAATTTATTTTAATTCTAATGATAATTCTACTGCAATAAGTGTAGATAGTGATGACTATACTATTTTAGATATGGAGTGTCTAAATTCTGCCACATGGCGCGAACTTAAAGATACGGTTGGCGTATTCTTTAGTTTAAAAGTTGGCAGTGATACTAAATATTATATTAAAGATGTTTAGTTTTATAAATATATTGTGGGTAAAAATGGCGTGATTGTTGCGCCAGATGATCCAGTAGAGAATTTGCCGGATATACGTATTGAAACTAAATATCATTTTTATGACCCCGCGCAAAATATAGGCAAGTTAATTCCGGAAGATTATATTTTTAGTGAAGAAGACCCATCTCTTTATACTCCATTATATGGGACTGGAGAAAGCGAATTTGAGAAAGTTCGTAGTATTACAGCTAAAGAATCAAATAGATTTAATTTACTTTAGGAATTAAGTGAAACTTTTGAATGTTGGGTTAGGTTTGAGGTTGAGCATGAGACAAACGGACGTATCTCAATAGAAGAGTTTGACTATTACGATTTGGTTAATCTTGCAGAGGGCGTGAGCACTACTGGGTACTATATTTATGATTGGTATAATAAATAGTACGTTGCACCTACTGAGCAAGAGGCTATAAAAGGGCAAAAGTATTATTAGAAAGTATCACGTCGGCGCCAAGTAAAGAAAGTAATTTTCTATAAAGAGATTTTAGTTGATAACTATGCGGGATTTAAGTATGGTATTAATTTAAAAGATAATAATCGTACTTTAGATAGTGAATAGATAGTTACGAAGATTATTGTAAAAGATAATACTTGTGATTAGGCTGAAAATGGTTTTTGTTCTATAGCGCGAGCGGTAGATAATCCAATAAAAGAAAACTTCGCTTATAATTTTGATTATTTTACTTCTCATGGCATTATTGATTAGTCTACTTTAAATAATGATTTATATTTAGAGATTAATGGAAGTATTGGGTTATATCCGAGGCTTTCGCGTTTAAATAAAGAACGAAATAGTTTAATTGATTCTGCGGCTCCTCTTGCGAATTCTATTGATGATTTAAATTCTAAATATTAGGTTGCGGTATTAGAATATAACGCAGCAGAAAAAGAATTATAGCGAATGAAAGATCCGCAAAGCGGAACTATTTATCAATATACGCATTATAGATATGAAGATTTCTATAATTAGATTGGGCGAGTTGAAGGGAATGCTAATGTTCCTTCTTATGGTAATGAGATTTATTATATTAAAGCTGGTAGTGCAAATTTAACTATTGCCCCAGATAGTGGAAATTTACTTTATGTAATACATACTTCTGATGTTACCCCATAGAGTGGAAAAACTTATTATTATATTTCTGGTAGCAAATTTGTGTTATTTGCTTCTAGCAAATTTAGAGATACAGCTGAATATTATGAATAGGTTAGCGCGCGAGGTACTACAGGAACTTATTTTTAGACTGCGGCCACTACAACAAAATTAACTTTTACTGGTACGAGTTCTACTGACGAAGTTTATATTTATGGTGCTGCACGTAGGCGTATTCCAGACTTGGGTGATGAAGATTATATTGATGATAATTTTACCATTTCTACTTTAGAAAAAATAACAACGCAAGAAGCTAATAAAACTTAGGCGCAAGAAGAAATGGAGCATTATGGCGCGGATTTAGAAACAACTCAGGCGCAATATGATAGTATTTAGGATTAGCTTAAAACTATCGCTAATGCTACAGATGAAGTAGAAAAAGAATTCAATGTAAAGTATGCAAGATATATACAAGAAGGTTCATGGACAGATGATAACTATATGGATGATGATTTGTATTATCTTGATTCTTTAGCAGTATTATATTAGTCTGCATATCCGAAAGTAAGTTATAATTTTAGTGTAATAGATTTAAGCCAGCTTGAAGATTATGAACTTTATAAATTTGATATAGGGCATAAAACTTATGTCGAAGATATAGAATTTTTTGGGTATTAGATAATAAATGGCCTTAAAACACCTGTAAGAGAATAGGTTGTAGTTACTGAAGAAAGTTTATATCTTGATGAACCAGATAAAAATTAGTTAAAAGTTTAGAATTATAAATCTCACTTTGAAGATTTGTTTTAGCGCATTACCGCGGCGACACAAACCCTTGAATATCATAGTGGTGAATATGGGCGAGCGGCTGTAGCTGTGACCTCAAATGGTGAAGTAAGTCAGACTGTAATGCAAAAGACTTTAGCTAATAGTTCTTATGTTATTACTAATTCTAGAGATTAGTCTATTACTTGGGATGATACTGGTCTTTAGGCGGTTAATTTAGGCGATCCTTTATAGATAACTCGTTTAGCCAGCGCTGGTCTTTTGGTCAGTGCTGATGGTGGCTAGACTTGGGGAGTTGCTATTAGTGGATATGGTATTAATACTAATTATTTAACTGCTGGTGTTATTGACGCAGATAATATCAATATTATGTCTGGTGCATATCCTACTTTTAGATGGGATAGTAGTGGTTTAAATGCTTACGGTTTTACTACTGATAGCTAGGGCAATATATTAAGTTATGATCCAACTAGGTTTGTAAATTATAGCCGTTTTGGTTTGTATGGAGTTAATGGATTACTTAATCCTGATATAGATAGTTTAGAAGATATAGAGAATAGTGCAGCATTTGCCTTAACTTGGAACGGCTTATTTATGCGTGCGCAACATAGGGACGGTTTTGTACGAGTTAGTCCTACGGAAGATTTCGCGGTCTATTAGACAGTAATAGAAAATAATACTAATACTGATATATTACGTGGTAAATTTGGCCTTATAGGAGAGGACAGTACGAGCGGGGAAGAGATTTTTGGACTTGCGCTTTATAAGCAAGAACTAGATGAATATAATTAGCCAATTCCTACTGTTCTTACACAATCTGATGGCACTTTATGGCTTTTAGATTCTATGCGAATAGGAACTCCAACTCAAACAAATACTATTTATATTGGTGTTGGAGAAGTCGATACTACTCCTGGTGCTAATCGTTATAAAGTAATTAATGTTAACGATAATAATAATTAGGAAAAATTTATTGTTTATTCAGATGGTACCTTAAAAGCTTCTGGAGTCAGTATTGAAGGTTATATTAATGCTACTAGTGGTTAGATTGGTAATATGACAGTAGATGGTATTTAGGAAACTGTTGGGGTTAGAATTTAGCCAGGAAATACGGAATTTAAATATAATGGCAGTAGTGCGACACCTGCAAGTATGACTTTTAATGTCACTCATGGATTAACCGGTACTATAACTTATAAGTGGTATTTATATAATAATATTAATCAAATAGATAGTCATCAAATACTTGGTGCGACAGGTAATTCTTATACGTATACTTTTAATTCTGCTGATTTTAATAATGGAATAACTTATTTGAAAGTCAAAGTATTTGTAGATGAAAATTTAACTACTGAAATTGTTTATAGTGATAGAATTACGTTATCTTATGTTGTTGATGGTGAAGATGGCGCGCCTGGGCATGATGGTGAAGATGGTGCACCAGGTATTTCTTATACTTATGCTATTAATAGTTCTCTTGGCAATGTAATTAATATAGATAATTTGCCTTCTGGTACAAGTGCGACAACTATTACTGGACATATTTATATGACTGTTGGCGGTGCAAGTACAGAAGAAATAACTGGTACAAATTGGGTGTGGTATTATCAAAAAAATAATACTGGTAATTTTACTTAGTTAACTGGCGCGACTACTAATTCTTTTTCTTTAGATTTAGTAAATCCTTCTATTATTGGAGCTTGGGATAGTCTTAAGTTTTATTTTACAGCCAGTGTAGATGTTGATGGGTTAGATGTTGATAATACAGGTTCTTAAAGGAGTAAAATAAAATGAGTGTTGTAAATTTATCAAGTAGTCAAGTAGATATTACAAAAGTCTAGAATGGCACTCCTGGTACACCTGGACTTAATGGCTATAATTAGGCTACTATATATTTATATGTTCGTGATGATAGCGCGCCATCGGCACCCGCTGATGGATTAATATATGATTTTGCAACTGGTACTTTTAAGACTGGTAGTATTGGAAGTTGGAGTCAAACATTTCCACCGGATAATGGGTAGCCTTGCTTTGTTGCAGTTACTATCGCGATTAGTAACCAATCTACTGATGAAATTGATCATGATGACTGGACAATTCGTAAATTAGTCGAAGATGGTGGGGATGGCTAGCCAGGTCTTAATGGATATAATCAGGCTACAATATTTTTATATAAAAGAAGTTCAACCGCACTTGGTCAACAAGATACGCCTACTGCTACTAGTTATAATTTTGAAACTGGCGTTTTAACTGGATATACTTAGGGTTGGAATACATATATTCCTAGTGGTAATGATCCATGTTATGTAAGTAGTGCGGCAATAATTGATAGAAATAATCCAAGTACTTCTATTACTTTTGTGACTCCAACTAAATTAGTTGAAGATGGTGCTGATGGAACTAGTGTTACAATTACAAGTACTTCTCATTCTGGAACTGCTACCACAGTTAATTTTAGTGATGGTACTAGTATTACAATTGAAGACGGTACAAATGGAAAAGAAATTAGTACAATAACTGAATATTATAAAGCTGGTAATTCTAGTACTATAGCACCGACTGGAACTTGGAGTACTAGTGTTGTAGTTCCTACTGCCAGTAATCCATATTTATGGAATTATGAATATATTACTTATTCTGATTCTACACATAGTGAAACTAGTAAACGCATAATTGGTACATATAGTGCGCCAGGTAGCCCTGGCCAAGATGGAAAGGGTATTAGTGCTGTAACAAATTATTATGCAAAAACTAGTACTACAGCCGCGCCATCTACAAGTTCTTAGGATTGGATTGCTTGTCCGCCTGGAAGTATTCCAACAATAGATTAGACAGATAAATATTTATGGAATTATGAGCATACATTGTATACTGATAATACAACTAGTGATACAACGCCACATATTATAAGTATGTATGCTAAAGACGGTGAAGATGGAGAAGATGCTGGGAAATTTACTATTCATACTAATTATGAAGAAATACTAAAGTTTAATAGTAATTCATAGAACTCAAATACCATTACTTATAGCTTCGCGCCTTCTTCAGAATTGTAGATCGGTGGATATGATTTAATTGAATTATCTAATATTCCTATAGTAGAATATAGCAAGGTCAATATTGATTCAACTACTTTTAATGCGAACAAAACCTTATATTATTATAAAAATAATTAGAATGATTATGTACAATGTACTAATAGCACTGTATATAGTTCATCTACATAGTATTATATTAGAAATACATATTTTACAATATAGGTTCAAATAAGTAGTTATAAATTAAATGAAATTATAAAACCTGCTTATTATGAACGATATTTATACAATAAATTAAATACAGATGATGAATATTATTATTATTTTAACTTTTAGAACTTATATTTAGACTTATATGATGGAAGTTTAAATAGTAAAATAAATGATACTGATTTTATTGTTGCTGATGTTATTACTAATTTAAAACTATTTTTTGAATCTTTTAGTAGTGAAGATATAATTATTTTTATTTAGGTTCATCAATTAGATGCTTCTATTTTAAATGCTGAAAAATACATTCAAATTAAAAATGGTTTAAATGAATAGATGGTTAAATTTTCTGTTAATGCGGCAGATATTACTGCTGCTATAGAAAATACTGGGTTAAGATTTGATTTAGAGGGTCTAACAGTTACTAACGGTGGTTTTAAAATTCAAACTGGCAGTAATAATAATTATACAGATGTATTTTTTATTGATGAGAATACTGGACGTTTATATATGAATGGTGACGGCGTATTTAGCGGCACTATTCATGCAACCGATGGAGAATTTAGTGGCACTATAACTTCTAATAATGGTAATATTGGTGGTTTTGAAATTAGTGAGCATTCTATTTCTTCTAATGATTTAATATTAAATTCTAGCTATACAGAAAATGGAGTTGTTAAAGAATCTAGTATTACTGTAAAGAATATAGATATAGGTAACGGCGCGCAAGTAAGTGGTTCAGTCACGGTAGGAAATTTAAAATTATTAAATCCAAATGAGAATAATGGTAATGTACTTACTTTAGTAAATGGCAATACTAATTATTTTACTCTCACTAATGAAGGAAATGTTATTGGTAATAATTGGTCAATATAGGATACTTAGAATGGAGTTGTGGCCGATTTTGGGAAAATAATCGCGCATGATGGAGAATTTAGTGGAACAATTCATGCGACAGATGGTGATTTTAGTGGGTCAATAACTTCTAGTGTTATAAATGCTTCTACTATTAATGCAGCAAGTTTTGTAACTGAAAAAACTAGGGCAATGGGCGGTACTTTTATATTTAAGCCCACTTTTGAAATAGAAAATATCGAGACTACTTCTACTGCCAATACATTAAAAATTACTTTAAATAATGATAGTAAAAACTATATTCCTGATAGTGAAACTGGAAAAGATATAATTATAGGTTTATCAGGTGATGATACTCGCTATGGAAAAATAACTAGTAAAAATAATAATATCATAGATGTTTATTTATGCAATACTGATTATAGTACAGTTTTAACTTAGAAAGATAAATATAATACTGCTACTATTTTTGGGTATGGCGCGTAGACGGATTTATTAATTGGTATAAATTCTGATGATAATAATATGGTATTGCCGCCACGTGCGTTAGTGATGGAAGAATTCACTAATTTAATTAATAAAAGTGATACCGGTGATATTGATTATAATATTAGATTATTACTTGGTGATTTGAGTGGCGCGCCAGAAGGCATCGGTTATGGTTTATATGCTGATAATGTATTTTTACGCGGCAGCTTAACAACAGCTGGTAATAGTGGTAGTAATAATAATTATGCAGGTATTAATACTCAGCGCACCATTTCTTTTAATTATAATGATTGGAGTGCTGGAATTTCTACTGGCGAGCAACCAGTTATATACACAGATGATAATATTATCTTTTGGGGTGGCGCGAATGGCACTGAGGATGGGTAGATTAGAACATCTCCCTTTATTGTTACTGATAAAGGTAATGTTTTCGCGCGAAGTGGCGAATTTAAAGGTAGTGTAATTAGTGATTCATTAATTACTAATACTATTATAAAGGCTCCTATTATTTGGGGCAATAATTCTGCTACAAATGAGCCCACTTTAAAAATTTATAATACTGATAATACAAAAGGTGGTATTGGTTTTTATAAGTAGATAGGAAATATTGATGAAGAAAGTGGTGAAACTAATGATATTTTAACTTTAGTTCTTTCAGACAATGGTTTTTATTACGATAGTTAGGTCGTACCTTTTATTAATTTTAATGGTGGTTAGATTGGTGTTAATGTTACTAATATTAATACTGGTACTACTATTTTAAGATAGAATTATTTAGAAGATGGATTAAGTTATATCCAGTTAAATAATGGTGTTAACGGCGTTAAAATAGCTAGCAGTAATGCAAATGTAGAAATTTTAACTAATGAAATTATTAATGATGCCGCTATAGTCACTAATAAGAATAGTATGATAGTAACAAATGGAAATGAAATGTTAAAATATGCAGTAAATAATGGATATTATTGCTTGTATGTTGAGGAGTAAAAGGAGGAAAGAATAAATGCCAAGTATTAATATTAGTTCAATGACTAGTTATTATGGAAGTGCAACTACTAATTCTTTTGGAAGCGGTACTGGAGCTTCTAGCGCTGCGGCAATTGCAGATGCAAAAACAAGTTCATTGTATCCAGACAACCCTTCACCACTAAATAATTCTGGTGGTATTTATGGTTCAAATGTTTTTGGAAGTTCACGTAGTGGTATATATTATTCAGGTGTATCTAGTCGTTATATACAAAGTGAGGGAGAGTATTACGCTACAGCCACTTCTCATTATGATGGTACAATGTATCAGCTTAAATTAAATTTTTCTCTTTCTAATGTTCCAGCTGCCAATTTAATTGCAAGTGCAAAATTAAAATTTTCATGTTCTGGAGATACCAGTTCTTCTTATGCAATATGTAATGGTGGAAGTACTTTTTTTGTTAGATATAATGATAGTAATATTTTCTCTAATGCAAAATCTTTTACTCCTTCTTCAGCAAGTACCGGAATAGATATTACAACAATCTTTAAAAGTTGTATTCAAAATGGGCAAGGTTATATTACAATCTTATATCCAAATGATACTTGTAATAGAAGTGCAACTGTTACAATATCAGGTACTCCTGTAATTGAATATGCTATTACTTATACAAATTGCGGCGCGCCCACTTCTGTGTCTGCTTCTGCTGCTATTCAAAAGCCTTCAAGTGCTGTAGATATTTCTTGGAGTGGTGCGACAGCTGGCAATAATATGACAATATAGAATTATACAGTATATTGGAAAGTAGGTGAAGCTCCTACTACCTCTTCTTATACTGGAAGTGCCACTTCTACTTCAAGTCCATATAGTTTTACTGTTCCGTCAAATGCGACTCGCGGTAGTACTTATTATTTTAAAATAGTTACTAATGGTAGTGTTAGTGGATATAGTTCTGGGATTAGTTCCGCGTAGTCTACTGTTACAATAAATAGTTTACCTGTCGCACCAACGGTTACGGCTAGTAGTAGTCGTGTAAAAAGTAGTGGTAGCACAGTAACTTTTACAGTTACAGCTGGTACAGATCCTGATACGAGCCAAACTAAAACCTTATATTACGCGACTGCTGCAGATGGAACAAAAACATTATTTACTTCTCCACTTACTACTCCTACATTAAATTCTGCAGTTACTTATTATTTTTGGACTTATGATGGTTTAGAGTATAGTTCTTCTTATACTAGTAAAGCTATTACAGTAAATATTGCTCCTTCTATTGGCGATTTTAATATGACAGCAATAGCTACTTTTACTCCTACAGTATAGAACCGCTATTATGTTAAAAATATTAAGTTAGATACTCCAACAATAACTAAAGATCCTTCCGCTACATTAACTTATAGTTGGAAATTTCTTACAGGTACAGCTACTAGTTCTAGCGCGCCAAGTACTGCATAGACTGTTTTTGGTAATGCTACTTCTTATAGTAATTTAGATGTTACTACTGGTGGAGTTGGTTTTAATAATTCTTATCGAGTATAGCTAACTGTTACTGATGATTTAGGAGAAAGCGTAGCAAAGATAAGTACTAATGCTTTTTGTATACCTTCCGCACCAACCATTACTGTCTATAATTAGTTGGCTAGTTCAAATGTTTCAACTGCTAATACGGCATACTTTGGACGATATATACGAATTTATTATAATCCAACTAATAATAATGGTTTAACTAAAAAATTGTAGTATAAAACTTCTTCAGCTACAACTTGGACAGATATAAGTTTAACTGGTACTGAATATAGTGATGTAGATTTAAATGCTTTAACTAGAGATACTGCTTATACTTTTTAGGTAGTATTTACTTGCAATAGTATTACTAGTACAACTAGTACCTTTACTAAAACCCGCGCGGCGGATATAACTCCTTAGACAATTTCTGCTACACCACAAACTGGTACTAGTATTAAGCCTTATACTAATTCTTTATTTAATATAAGTTTTACAAATTAGCCGTTAGCATTTACTAATCAAAACAATGTACCAACCACTTATGCAGAAATATATACCATAAGTTTAGAATATGGTGGTCGTAGTCTAAGTTTAAATAGTACAGGGACTGATGCTTCTGGTACAGTGACTGGAACTTGTACATTAAACAATAAAGCAACCTCTGATTGGATTACATTAATTAGTGGGAGTGGAACATCTGCACCAAATTCTACTTATAATGTAAGTTTAAAAATAACGGCTTAGAATTCTTTTGGAGAATAGTTTTAGAATGTAGCTACAATAGTTTTAGATTTTATAGAAGGAATCAATACTATTGGCACCGCGCAATTATAGATAAAAACCGGTACAAGTTCTTGGAAAGCTATTCCAACTAGTTATAGAGTTTCTTCTTTTACTAGTCGTTATCCAACTTTTGAAACTTAGACTTTAAGAATTGCTTTTTCTGGATTAAAAACTTATGCAAATCAAGTAGCAACTGTATATTTTATGCTTGGAAATACATAGTTAAATTTTATAACTATTTCTGCTTCTGAATGGACGGCACCAAGTACAGCAGGTAATTATCTATATACATTAAATGGTACGAAGTATATTGAGTATATTCTTCCAGCTTGCGCGTCAGAAGCAACTAGAGATTATTCTGTTTATATTGTCCTTGCAAATAATAACAATGGCACAATTAATGGAAGTAGTAGTAATAATTTAAATACTACATCTTTTCATAGGTTTTCACCTACTTCTATTAATTTTAGTATAACTGACGCATCAGAAAGTAACGATAATTTTACTACCACTTGGACTTGTACGGATTTTGGTGGATCTGTTCAAAATACGAAATATAGTAATTCTTATTCAAGTATAGTCACGCAATTGTAGTATTGTGCTACCCCTACTGGTACATATACTGATTTAGGTAGCTCTACTTCTTTATCTAATGTTGGTACTACTAGTATGAGCAGTACTGGTACTTTACAAGGGGCCACTAGTGGAATTAATTTAGATATTGTCTATTTCGGCGCGAAGGTGACAGTTAATTTAAGATTTACTCAGATAGATAGTGCTACTCCCACAGGAACTTCTACTTATACTTATTATTATAAAAATCAAAAAGTATTATATCGTGCTACGCCTAATTTATTATATGGTAAAAATTACTTTGTTTTGAATGCAACCGCGCCAGCTAACGGGGTTACTGATCAAATTTTAGAATTACATGAAACAGCGACTCGAAAAACAGTTTATATTGGAGATTTAGTTAAAGGAACTCTTACAATTACTAATAATGGTTTAACTATTGATAATTTTATTATTAATGGTGGGACTTGGGACAGTTAAATTTTAAAATTGTTCTTAAAATTTGCTTTTTTATTTGATTTGTGGTATAATATATATAGAAAGTAAAAGAAGGAGTATTTAAATGAAACTTATTGAGGTCTTTGATATTTTAAATATACGAAATAAGCTGGTAGATAAAAAGCTTCCAATAAAAACTAGTTATAAATTGAATCGACTTTTTAACGAATTAGAAGTTGAGTCAAAATTTTTTAACGAAACATTAGAAAAAATTATTGATGAATACGGACAAAAAGATGAAGCTGGTAACTTTATATTAACCGATAATGGCCAAGGTGTAAAGATTAAAGAAGAAAAATTTTCTGAATGTAAAAACAAAATTGATGAACTAAGTAACGTAGAAATTCACTTAGATTATGAACCGGTATTTAGTTTAGATGAATTAGATGGGTTAGATTTAGAAATGAAATATATAAATCTTCTAATACCTTTTATTTCTGAAAATTAAATATTTCGCGCGAGGTAATATTCTAAGAGGTCAAAATTAAATTACCTCGCGCATTTTTTTATTTGGAGGTTAGCTAAATGGCTAATAGATTATAGGTAAGACACGGAAGTACCTCTCCAACCAATAGTGATTTATTGCCTTATGAACTTGGTTGGGACGGCAACGACTTATATATTAATAATAATGGTACTATTAAAAATGTGGCGGAACATATAGCTTCTGGATATTTGCCATTAACTGGCGGAACATTAACTGGTAATTTAAATATGGGTACTACATCTATGGTTAATGGCGCGCAAATAATTTGGCATAGTAAACATAATAATGATAATACTTCAAGATAGATTTGGGCCGGATACGCAAATGACGCAAATACTTTTTATTTATACGATTATACAAATTAGAATAGAATAATATAGAGTACTGCTGCTGGAAATACTACTTTTTATGGAAATTCAACCAGCGCTACAAAAGCTACTCAGGATGGAAACGGGGATACTATTAGTAGTACCTATTTAAAATTATCTGGTGGCACAATGAGTGGTGATTTAACAATTACAAAAGCTGGTGAAGTTAATATTTATGCAAATAATACTACATAGGGCCATAAGATTAGTTTATGTGCTGGTGCGTCTGGTAAAGGTGGAATTTATGATAATACAAATTCCAAATGGATAGTATATGCAGAAACTAATGGCGCGGTAATTTTAAATGGTGGTGCGAATTAGATTATTACTAAAGGTACTGTAGGGACTCGTAGTGTGTATGTAACTACTTCAGCTTCTGTACCATCTGGTGCGGTGGCGGGAGATATAGTATTAGTAAAGGTATAAAGATATGGGCTCTTATACGTTGACAAATACCGGTAAATATACTGGTTTTAAAATGGCAGGATATTGGAATTCTACTTGGAGTAATGTAGAATATAATAGTAGTATAAATAGTACTTATAATGGTTATGTTTGTCATTCTACCGATTCTGGACTTACTCATTTTACTAACTTACTTTTTAATGCTACAACTCTAGCTAGTTTAAGAACTAAAACGGTTACAAAAATATAGTTTTATTTATATTTTAGTAGTACAGATAATACTGATATTAGACTTCGTTTTAAAAGTAATAGTACTGCATCTGATTTTACTACACCTGGTTCAGATATTCTTACCACTACTGCTTCTAGTTCAAAAAATTGGATTCTTACTTCATATGGAGTCCCACAATATGGTTATGTAGTTGGGCCATATGCTACAAATTCTACTTCTAATGACTGGGTTAGAGTTTCAAGCGCGAAATTAGAAGTAACGACATAGGATTATAGTTATACTTTAAATTATAATGCTAATGGCGGCTCTGGCGCACCGTCTTAGCAAAAAACAACTGATGATAGTGCGGATTCTTCAAAAAATTTTACCGTATCTTCAACAGTGCCAACTAGATCTGGTTATGAATTTTTGAATTGGAACACAAAATCTGATGGAACTGGAACTTCATATAGTGGTGGTAATTCAATTTCTATAAGCCGTGACGGTACAATTACCTTGTATGCTATTTGGAAACCAATGGCTATGGTTCATATAGTAAATAGCGCAGGAACCGGTTTTGATCTTTATCTTGTGTATATGGTAAATAGCGCAGGAACTGGGCTGGAAATGTATAGAGTTATGATAGTTAATAGTTCTGGTAATGCTTTAGAGCCATATTACTAATTTAAAATTTGGAAAATTTTACTTAATTTTTTATACTCCCATTGTATTATTCTTACTTATAAATGTAAGACAAAAGGGAGGACAATTAAATATGGCAGCAAACTACAGTTTACCTATGTAGTACCAGCCGAATGCATTTTTTCTTTAGCCACATGGAAATGTGTATTTGATTGGTAGTTCATTGGAAGTAGCTAATGTTCCGATGAACAGTGGACTTTCGGTTGCGCTTTGCTTAAATGAAGGTTTAATGTATGTTAAATCTATGCAAAATGGCACACCGAATTTTATGGTTTATAGTATTGCTCCGTATGAAAAAAAGGATAACAATATTCAGTCCTCAGTTGACCAGAAGTCTTCTGAGGACTTTTTGTTATCCAAAATCGGAGTAATAGAAAAACGTCTTGAAGAATTGGGAGGTAAATTAAATGAACTTTTACAATAATAAACCTTTAATGCGCGCGCCGTATGCGTAGCAGCAATAGCCTAAATTAGACCCAGAAAAGTTTAAGGCTTTAGCGCATAATTTAAATGATAACTTACTTAGTTAGCTTGCATAGAGAGCGCGGCTTCAAGGCATTTCCGAAGAAGATATACAAAAAGGAATGGATATAATTCATTCTTTATAATATAAATAAGACTTCAGGCGCCGAAGTTTTATATATAATAAAAATGGGAGGACAAAACTTAATATGGATAATGGACTTTCTGCGGCCGATGTAATGGCATTGACTAAAGATAATAATGGTATGGCAGATTGGTGTAATAACCCCTTTATTTACCTGGTATGGCTTGCACTGCTTGGCGGTGGCGGCATCTTTGGTGGTTGGGGTGGCGGTTACGGTGGTAACAGCCCATCTGTTGAGGGTTCTTTAACCCGTTCTGCTTTGTACGAGGCTAATAATAGCCAGGATATGTTCCGCAATTTCGGTGAACTTGCGGGTGAACTTTCTAACTTTGAACGTGTTGCTACTGATTCTTGGGGCGACATTCGTTATGACATGCTTGACGGGTTCTGCGGACTTGGTCAGCAAATTGCTGAGAATCGTTATGCTCAGTAGATCGCTAATTGTGGTATTGAGCGCAATATTGATAGCGTAAAGGCTGAAGCCTATAAGAATACTTGTGAAATTACAAGTGCTATTCATGGGGAAGCTGAAGCAACTCGTGCGCTTATTACTCAAAATACTATTCAGGACTTACGTGACAGACTTGAAGAGCGCGATCGTGCTCTCCAGGCGGCTAACTTCCAGATTAGTCAGCAGCAATAGACCGCTGATCTTATTGATACCTTACGGCCTATTTCTCGTCCTGCATATCTTACTACTTCCCCTTATGCTTCTATTAACCCTTACGGTTATACCGGTAACTGCGGATGCGGTTGTGGTAACACTGTAATCTAAGGTATTAACGCTTTAATGGGAGGAACTAAAATATGTTAGATATTGTTAGTTTGGCGCCTTAGGCGTTGACTACCGGGTCTAACATCACTTTTGATACCAACAGAGTGGCGACCAGTTGTAGTGCACAGCATTTAGCTGGTTCGCCCGCTGTGGTATTAAATAGACCCGGCTACTACTTTGTATCTTTCAATAGTATTGCTACTGCAACAGAAGCAACCGAAACCGCGCCAATAACTGTTTAGTTATTTAATGAAGATGATTAGATACCTGGCGCGACAGCTAGCGCGCTCTCTGCGACAAACACTACTGATGTTAATTTAGCTTTTTCCACAATTGTAAGAATTCGTCCATCTTGTTGTTCTATTGATAATACTGGTATTTTAACTTTTAAAACCACTGGTGCGGATGCAACCTTTACTACACCTAATGTTGTAGTATTTTATATTGATTAATTATGTTAAAGTGTAAAGCATTATACAAGAAAATGATGGACGATTTGAAAGACGCAGGAATGTGGATAGAATGGGCTTATGAATTAAAAGAGACAGAACCCGAAGCTGCAAAATTCTTAATTACTTCTGCTAATGATAGATTAGAGAGAACATACGCCGAATCAAAGAAGATGTTTATGGATGCAGTAAAAGATGATAGGAGTATGATAAAGGATTTAATGAAAGATCATATAGATAGTTGGAGTATGGAAATGAAAGAAAAGATTAAGAATTTCTAATCTTTTAAAAGAAAAAGAAGAGGTTTAATAACCTCTTCTTTTTTATTCCCAACTTTGAAGTTGGTGTACAAGACCGTATGTCTCGGCAACGTATTTTCCAATGCCAATAGCATCTGCCTCATCTTCACTAGCGTTAATTCCATGCCACTCGCGCGCTAACTGTCTCATTGAATTCTTTTTAGCTTCACGAGTTTGACCTTTAACTTTACAATGCGCGCGCCATGTATTTGTAGGACATATTACAAAAGCTACCTTTTGTTCATAACAAGCTTCCATAAGTATACCCTATAATCGTGCGAGAGTTTCAAATGTTGTAATTCCTATATTGCGCGCGGCATTTTGTTGGAATTGAATACCCTCAAGCCCTATTACGTCGGGTTGCCAATTATTTATAATAGAACACAGCCACATTTTTATTGTGTTGTCACGTTCTATTTCATTTGTTTCATTTACTGTAAAGGTTCCAAATTTAACAAGTTCTTTCCCGTCATATACTGAATAGCCACTTATATGTGTGGCTTGGTCAATACCGATTGTGCGGTAAACACCCTTCTTTTTTGGAATCACAGTATTATCTATAAGTGGCGCCTTTTCTTTGCAAATTGGGCATTCGGCGCGCGTTCTCATCTTTTTCCAACTAGCATAAACCTTATGACCGGCTGGGCATTCAAACTCTAGACCACTATCTAAGTTTTTATACGAGGTTGAAATGAGTTTCCAACCTTCTGGTAACTCTTGCTAGATAGATTCTATTTTTATTACACCCATATTTACTTTAAGCCAGTACTGCCGAACCCGCCTCCGCGGTCTTCGCCAATTTCACCTACGCTTTCTACCTCATATAGTACTGCTTTTGGTACTTCAGAAAGAACTAACTGCGCAAACTTTTGACCCTTTCCGATTGTATAAGAACGACCGAATTCAATTGCGCCTACTGGAATGAAATCATTGGGAGATTCAGCAAAATCAGTTGCGATAGAGCGGATAGGCGGTTCTACATTCTCAATAATAACCCCTATCTCATCCCGGTAACCGGCATCAATAGTACCAGGGGCATTAGCAACGCGGAGTTTGGTCTTTGCACTTACACCGCTCTTCGGGCGAACTTGTAGTTCATAGCCGGCGGGAAGCGCGACCTTAATACCGATAGGAATAATCTTCTGCTCGCCTGGCGCGAGAGTAATATCTTCAAGGGCAAATACATCCATACCAGAATCTGTCTCATGGGCGTAAGCAGGTGTTTTTGCATCTTTGTGGCACTTTTCGTATGGGATTCGAATATATCTCTTAGAAATTCCTTCTGTTTCATTAATTGCATTAGTAACAGCTCCCATTAACTGCTTAAGCCAATCGCGCTTAATTTGAGATAAATCTGTAAGTTGTGTATCTATTTCATTACAAAGTTCTTGAAATGTATCAGTTAAATCATCACCAGTATAACCCTATGCAGTCATTGCTGCTACAAGTGCAATTCTTTCAGCGGGAGTATTTAGAGAGCGATTAATTTCGTCTAAAAGAATTGTAGAAACATCTTTAAATTCATCGTCTGGCATAGAGAGCAGCGCGCCAAACATAGCGGTTGCGTCTTCTACTCCTTCGTCTCCGACCATAATTTTAGAGATTGCTTCAAAGCTATCAGTAATAGGGTTAACCTCTTTTTTTACTTCTTCAACGATATTATCTTTCTGTTCCATTATACTTAAACTCCCGGCATATATTATTAGTAGTAGTAGCAGTAGTAGTTATACTGGGCGGATTATTGGAAGCTGCTGTTGTTACAGTTGGAATAACCGCATCTCCGCTTGTAGAATTACAGGTTACTTTGGTCCAATCCCAAGTCGGTGTATTATAATATGGATAAGTAATAGTCATATTGCTTTTTCTGCCGGCTTCATATCCGTTATTATAACCTTCATTCTTTCCCATATTGTACGCCGCATCAAGAATTTTCATAAGCTGTTCTTCTGTAAATTTCCCATCGGGGTGATAAATATAAAATTTATTTTTGTAATTAATTGTCATAATAATTTACTCCTTTTTCGCTTTTTCGTAACAAATAAGTTCTTTTCCATAAGGTAATCCTTCAATTATCTTACAGAACTCTCTCCATTCGTCTAATTTATGAAATCTACGCTGGAAATAAATATTTCTTAAAACTTGGTAGTTTGCTGTCCATGTGCGACGCTGATTCCATCCTTCAGGTAAGATTTCTATGAGTGCGCGCCATATGCGTTTATCTTTTGTTTTATTATATGCTTTACGAAGAATTTCACAATATTGAATAATTTCTTCTTGTGCGGTTTTAATAAAATATTGATTATATTGGTCTTCAAATTCTTCTGGTTTAATGAATGAAAAGTTTTGCGCGCTGATTTCTTCGCTTGTGAGTTTGTGCATTGTAGAGCATGAATTAGCAGTAGTTCCTACTTTATAGGTGTCCATTTCTTTCCACCAAAAAATAGGGGCATCTATATCCATACTTATCATTATCTGCCGCATAAATTTAGATTCTTCAGGACCGCCGTTCAACATACGTTGCGCGAGCTTCATATCATTAGAACCAATATTAAAAATTCCAATTTCATCTGTATAACTATCGCTCTTATCCCAACTATTCATTGGATTTCGCAATCCTCTCATAGCACCATCGAAATTAAAAATCTCTATATTTTCTACCTTAATCATTAAGAAATATGACTCCTTTTAACGCTTTAAAATATTATTTAATAAATCACTAAGTCCTTTAGCTAACTTCTAGCCCAATTCGCTTTGATATGGTTTTTTAATCTTTAATCCATCATTCTCTATATTCTTAGAATCTGAAATACCCCAAACTTCAACAAACTTAGTATTAAATGGAATAATTGTTCTGCCTAAATCTCCCCAGGTACTGCCCCAAGAATTTTGTATCATCCAACCTTTTTGATTCCAACCATAACAAACCATACAGTGCTGTCCTTCAAGAGTATCCTTATTATTACTAATAGTTAAGATACCGTTTCTAAGCTAATTGTCGCTATGCCATTCTACAATAACAAGTAACGGCCCATGTTCCATAAGGCACTGTTTCATCGCGGCCGCGCCATTTAGTTTAAAAAACTTAGCAATCTTGTTTTTTACCCCGTAGGGCTTTAACTAATTTATATTTGATTCGAATATAGTAATAGCTTCCGGAACTTCAACATTCGCGGGCATAAGATATTTCTAAACGTCTCCATAACTACACGCATTTTTAAGTGCGTCTCTTACTCTCATACCTTCTCCCTTCCAAGAACTACCGCGCCGGTTGCCATAGATATATCCGGTACTCATAGTCCTATTTTCTCCGGTTTCAACAGTATTAAAATATTCGATTGCTGTAGATAATGAATGCGCGACGCAACTACCTACATCATGCTGATTTTTAACCGCAGGCATTGGTAATTCAAATACTGCGGGGAACTACTTAGCAGTAGCAACTCCTTTAAATTTAGCACGATAATCGCGCAAATCTATTTTAGAAGGAGCTACGCCAAAACCAAATTTTTCCATAGCTATAGTTTCCTCCTACTATTAATATTATATCATATTTTTATTTATTAGTCAAATTTTTAATTATACTATCTATTTTAAGTGCGCATTTCTAAAAGTCTGCTTCTTTCCAACCGCGCGTTGTCATGGCGGGAGTACCAATTCTGATACCACTTGTTAAATAAGGACTTCTTTTTTCATTAGGAACGCAATTCTTATTAAGAGTTATACCATATTTGTCTAATTCTTCCTACACGGCGCGCCCTGTAAGATCTGGATGTGTTTTAGAAAAATCAATTAAGAATAAATGAGTATCCGTTCCACCAGTCACTACATCATATCCCAATTCGACAAAGGTATCTGCCATTTCTTTGGCATTAGAAACTACCTACTTAATGTATTCTTTAAAACTGGGTCTTAATGCTTCTTCCGCGCAGACTGCTTTAGCAAGTATTACATGCTCTAATGGGCCGCCTTGTGTACCAGGAAATACACCACTATTAATCTTCTTTTCCAATTCTGGTCTACAGAAGATTAAACCACCGCGTGGACCGCGCAAAGTCTTATGTGTAGTAGTTGTAACTACATCGGCATATCCGAATGGACTTGGGTGTACACCGGCCGCGACCAATCCAGCAATATGCGCTATATCTGCCATAAGATAGATATTAAATTTGGGTCTATAAGCGTCAATTATATCTTTTATCCATTTAAAATTAATTTGACGTGGATATGCAGAGGCGCCAACTATAATTAGTTTTGGTATTTCGCGTAAAATAACACTAAAAATATGGTCCATATCTATATATCCATTTTCATCAACAGAATAAGCTATTCTTTTATATATTTTACCGCTAAGATTGGCTGATGAGCCATGAGACAAATGGCCTCCGCTGTTTAGGTCTAATGAAAATATTGTATCTCCTGGTTTTAATAGTGCGTTATAAACAGCAAGATTAGCTTGTGTACCGCTGTGCGGCTATACATTTACACTATAGTCAGTATTAAATACTCTTTGCCAGGTCTACTTACAACAATCTTCTATTTTATCTATATATTCACAGCCACCATAGAATCTATTTCCGCTGTAGCCTTCAGCATATTTATTAGTTAAACAAGAAGCCATAGCTAACCTAACTGCTTCAGAAGCATAATTTTCACTAGCAATTAATTCAATATTTCGTTCTTGACGCTCTTCTTCTAGTTCGAGCATTTTAGCTAAATAGCCATGCCCGAGGCCAAGAGTTGAATTAATAAAGTTATCTAATCCTTTGGTATTTTCCATTATGAAACTTTCTCCGCATATTGATTATTACTTATAAGATTTACTCCGAGAATTTCGTCAAAATGTGCAGTTTGGTTAGGATAATAACGACCAAATTTAATTATAATATTTTTATATGTATCTATTAAATATTTATAATTTGTTTTTGATACTTCACTATCTTTTCCAAATTGGCCTTTTTCTAATTCATCTTTTGTATATCCAGTATAGATTACAATATCATCTTTAATATTATATTTATTTCTAATACAATCTATAAGACTTATTAAATCCATAAAGCTATCAAAAGGTTCTAAACCACCAAAGACAAAAGCCTCAGTTATTTCATTACTTTTATATCTTTCACAAATACTTTCTTTAGAAATTTCAATATCTTCCGTGCGAGCTAATGAACTATTCTAGCAATTCATTTCTCCGCATTTAAAACTACAAGTAGGAAATCCGATAAATAGCGAAGGTTTTTTGTAATTAACAAAATCTTCTTCAACTAAGTATTTGATTTTCATTTACATCCTCCCACTCACGCATCTACCATTCAGCTTTGCGCTCTTTTGAATATGTACGAACTGGAGTATAGAATCCTACGATACGACTATATTCTGTAGCTACTGGTTCACCGCATACTGGGCAAACCTTTCCAAAGAAAGCGTGGTTATTTTTACAAGCTTGTATTTTTGTTGTGAAAGCAAAATAAGTAACGCCCGCATCTGTAATATAATTCAACATCTTCCAGGCTTGATCGAAATTAGTAAATGGCGCTTCGATATTTACGTGCAAGATGGAGCCGCCATTACAATAACTGTCGAAAGTGCTAGCAATACGAACACGTTCCTGAAGAGTAGCCTTAATACCGAGCGGTAAGAACTGATTACCATAAAGCGGCAAATCTTTTACTACTACTTCTGGATATAACATTTCGTCTGCTTTCTGCATTTTAACAGCAGCTTGTTCTGCGGGAACTGCTTCAAGATTAATTCTATAATCTTTATCAATATTAAAGAGGTCTTTAGTATTATGAATTACTTTAAAGATTTTTTCTCCAAATTTATATGCTTCTTCCGTATAATAAGTATTACCAAGCTCATCTTGCTTTGTATAACCAAACGCACGCATAGTTTCATAAACACCAAGCACGCCAATCGTATTATACTATGTATTAATATCAATTAAGCCGTCGCAGTAATTAGGAAGAAGTCCCTTCTCAATATTGCGCTGAATAATATGACGTACACAATCAAGCGCCTTAAGGTCTAACTCAGTAATCTCTTGAAGAGCCTTTAAATACTCACGCTCTGTTTTGTTTTCATAAGCGATGCGCGCGAGATTAATAGTAGATACCTTTACACTACCAACACGAAGTGCAGTAGAGCCAATGGAATTAAAATAGCCAAGATTTTCAATATTACTTTTTAAGCGGCAGCAATTAGAAAGTGAATTAACGCTACTATCTGCAAAGATATTACTATCGCTCCATTTCATATTATGCCGACATGCCCAGCGCGCGAACTCTTCATCTTTAAACTCACCGTTCACTTTCAAAAGAGAAATAGTATTAACTGGGAAAGTAAACATATTATGCTCACGAATCTCGCTCATTACTTCCATAAATAACTTTTGGAAATCCATAATGCCTTCGATTTCATCTACCATAAATTTGCCATCAGGGAAGATAGAACCGCCAAAAAGTGCCATAAGATACTCGTGGTCAAAAATAGAAGTATTAGTAAACGCACTTTGCATACCATCGCGCACGCATGGCTGGTTGACTGCGTAGATAAAGCGCTGAATATGCTGTCTTGCATAGCTTTCGGGGTCACGAGTAAAATAATTATTCTTTACATCACGGCTCCAAAAATAATACATATAAGGAATAAGATTAGGTAAGCCGCAAGCGCCAGAAGTACGATTAGCATTATAGCTAATGAATTCTTTTACAAAATCAATAAAGGTTCCAAGGTGCTTTGGCGGCTCAGCGTTAAATCCTTCAAGGAAAAACAGACCGCGCTCGGCAAGGTCTTTAAGGTCATAAGCATAGCAGTAAGGCTTAAAAGTAGAAGTATCTGCATCGTGCATATAAAGCGCGCGCGACCACTCTTTCTCAAGCCAATCGTTAGCAATCTTAAAGCCATAAGTCTTATTCATTTCATAATAGATCTTACGAAGCGCAAGAAGTTTTCTATGCGGCTTAGGCATTTCATTAAGAAGCGTTACTATATCTTTATGACCAACATTAGCGTTACTATCTACAGAAGCGTCCGCGACAGTCTCTGATTCAATAAAATTAGAAATAAAATCCGTATAAGAAAGTTGCTCATCACTTAAACCATTAAGGCGCGCGAACTCTTCACCATATTTTTCTTGCAACTTATTAAACTAAGTTGTAAAATTTTTATCAAGTCTAATATTAATATTCATATATTACTGCTCCCTTACCCAAGCAAGCGCTTTAGCAAAATCCATTAATTCTCCATCTACTTCAAGCATCGGCGCGCTTCTGAACCCCATCTTCTGCATAGTATCAATATCGTCTATAACTTCAAAATTAATATTTTTTTGTGTAAGCTTAATTGTAAGAACTTTGCATTTTGGACAATGTGTACTATAAAGTTTAATCATTACTATTTGGTTCCTCCATAAAACAAAATTCGCAATACCCATTTACAAAGTGATGCGGGCATTGTTTTTGAAGATTTTCATTTTCTTTCAATAAATCTCTTACTGTATTATTGAGGACAAACTGATTGGGATTAAACATATCTTGAATTAATTTATTATTAAATTTTATTTTTTCATGTATTTCTAAAGGACTCATACAAAATCTCCTCCCGTACTTTCATAAAACATTTTAAACACATCATAATTTTTTTCTCTTACCATTTCAAAAAGTTCAGCTATATAGTCACGTGAGAATCTAGGTTTATACATACTCTATTTATCTAATATATGACTGGTATAATAAAAAAGAGTTTTTGATACCTTGCTTCTGCGTGTGACGTCCGCTTTATTATATTCATTTAAATACTCGATTAAGTCTTCCCATCTTTTATCCTAGAAAAAATCATCTTCGTATTTAAGTAGAATTCTTTTTTTATGCATCTATGAAATTAAGAGCTATTTATAAATTATTGGTAACCCATTTTTTATAAAATCATCCTCTCCAGATAGTGAAGCAGTTACGATATAGTCTAAGTTACGGCTCTATAGCTCGCTTCCAGAAAGAAAAACTTTGAAAGCTTCTTCATCCATAATTCCATTATATTGAATTGAATAATATACCTGCGCGCCAGGTAGAGCCAACCATTGCGCTAAGTCAGCTTTATTATTGACTTGAACTGGGAATTTCATTCCTACAAAACGTCCAACCTTACTACCATCACTTTCAATTAGCTATTTAATTTCTTCAGCGCTATTTTGTATTTTATTCAAATCATAATCATGGAAAAAGAAACTTCGAGTTTTACTGTTAAAAGTAAAACTTTTCTTATAATCTTGCCAAATTGTCTTCCCATCTAAAGAAAGTCTAATATGTGCAGAGTTCTACATCATATTAAAATAACTTAGCTACATTCCATGAAATTCTTTACTAAATGCTTGATATAGATAAGTATCTGGTTGGACACGCTCTATATCTAAGCTTAAAGGTTTATATTTTCCCCCAAAGGCGCGCCCGCCATACACTACATTATTTAAAAAAATTTCTTTAGGATAATCGCCATCATCCCAGTCCTTCCGATAAATAAACTTTGTATATTTATAAGGGTCAAATATTGGAGCCAATTTAACTATATCTTTTTTTTGTTTATAATAAGTAGCCAGCTTCATAAGCTCTAAATTGAAAACTGGCTACTTATATTTCATAAAATCCGCATCCCATAAACCAATTATCAATGTTCTGTAACCTCCATGCGTTCGCCACGGGAATCAATAGTTCCATCTTCATTAATATTAGTTATGAGTTCTACTAAATGGAATGGAGTTCGACTATATTTCTTAGCCAAAAACCCATCTTCTTGACGGATACCAGTTACGATAATCTTATTACCACGATGGAACCAAGACTTTTCAACTACATGTTTTTTCCCATCGGCTCCTCGTTCAGATACTTGCTTATCATAATGAGAAAATGCATCGCCATAAATTTTAACTGTTACTACTCCACTTGGAGTTAATAATGTTACATTCTTTTTATTCTTATCTCTATCAAGAACTGTGCCGCAAATTCTACTTAATCTAAAATAGGAATTAATTTATTTTTAATTCTTATTTGATTTTCTATTTCTGGAGTTAAAGGCAATTCGAAGAAGTCATCAAAGCCATACCAATCATAATCTACTTTACTAAGTTCATGCGCATGGAAGTAACAAGATGTACTATCCATTTCCCATTTAGAGATAGAGCCAAGACAATACTTATTCCAAGTTTCACCCATTAAATATCCATTTAATGTTTTTAATAATTCATCTGCATTTTTCTTTATCCATGGACGAATAATATCCATTTGCTTTTGATAGATATTATCCCATTTTAATATCGACAAGAAGAATATATTATCTCTATTTTCTAATAAATCCATATCAAAATTTTGTTCATAGAAAGGAAAACTATATTCATCTAAAAAGTAAAATTTATTATCAAATTTACACTTTTTTAAATACTTATTAAAATTAAAAACTCTAACTTGGAAATTATATTCTTCCGGAATCATATTAAAATTAATCATCATTTGCATATTCTGCAAAGTTATGCGCTTTTTTGCGTCACAAATAGTTTCAATATAAGATTCCATTAAGCTATATCTGTCTCCAAATTCATCAAAAGCGCCAGCTTTAATAAGATTTATTACTTGTGGCTTTTTGAGTTTTACTTTAGAGATTAAGTCGCTTATTGATGTATATGGACGATTATTAATTATTTCTCTGATTGCGTCATCACCTAATCCAGTTATTCCGCTAAAACCGTAACGAATAACATTCTTTTCAGGATCGGGTGAGAACGTAAATATAGATTTATTTATATCTGGTGGAGAAATATTAATTCCTTCCATTTTCATTTTACCAATCGCACTACTTATCTTACCGTAATTAATTTTTTTAGCTTTCTTTTTCTTTTTATCTTTTACTTCTTCTTCATCATCGTCGTCATCATCTTCATCTTCTGATCCTGTGAAATCTTCTATTTCATTATTCCAAGAAACTTCTGCGGTTTCTTCAAAAATAGTTTCTTCATCTTCTGTCATTTCATCTCCGCCCGCATCATTAATCAAACAAGCGCAATTCCAAAAGATAATAGGATACTTATACGCAAGATTCATTTCTTGAAGAGCGATAAGACTATATGCAAGAGTATGAGATTTATTAAAACCATAGCCGCGGCTATACGCAACCAAAACCTTCCATACATAGTCACAAAGATTACGACTTAAATTCTTATCTTTTATATTTTGATAATATTCTTCTGTAAGTTGGTCAAATTCCTTTGGATTCTTTTTCGCAATACTTTTACGCAACCTATCTGCCCATGTTAGGTCAAACCCACCACATTCCGGAGTTTGTACTAGCTGCATAAATCCTTCTTGTGATTCACAAATACCGTAAGATGTATCAAGTTCTTTATGGAGAATTGCGCGCTCATTTTCGCTTAAACCCCAATTCTCCATCTCTTTATCCCATAATTCCGGGTTCGCTTTGAATCGCGCGAGCTTATTAGTCGGCATTTCACCGCCCTTTTCTTGCGCCATCAAACGAATAACAGAATTTAAAGTTGCTAAGTCGTCTACTGACGTAGGTTTCAAGAGCGCGATACCTGCTATACCAGATTGTTTTTCCATTTGGAATAGAGATTGAATCTCGTGATTCCAAACCATTTTCCACATATCCGGCGCGTCACGCTCTATATTATATACACCAATTATATTTTCATAAGTTTCTTTTAGACTATTTTTACGTTCTGCATATCCATAATCACACAAAAGATTAATACAATTATGGATTTTATCCATCGCTTCAACAGACAATGCGTCATATTTAATCAAAGAAACTGCTTCGCTATCATGTAGTTCAAACTGCGTACAAATTGTGCCATCGGGCGCGCGCATCAATGCAGTAGATTCTGTAAATGGTTCATCCACAAAAATAATTCCACCTGCGTGAATGCCGCTGCCGCAAATCAAGCCTTCAATTCCATGCGCGACTTGCCAAAGTTCTGGATAGTTCTCTGTCATTTCATAAACAAATTGCTTAATTGGACTAAAATTATTTTCTACATCGCCATACATACACTGGTCAAGACTTCGCAATAATCCTCTATCTGCGGGGATAAGACTTGCGATATATTGCGCGATGTCTACATCAATACCTAAACCACGCGCCGCAGTTAATATAGCAGACTTAGACTTCTCAGTTCTAAAAGTTGCTACGTTTGCTACATAATCTTCACCATAGACTTCTCTAAACTTAGATAATACTTGCGCGCGTTTTGAACCCTCAATATCAAAATCGACATCAAGCACTGATACTCGCGCGGGATTCAAAAATCTCCATCTATATGTTTTAGTCTTTTCACGCATAGGATTAATCTGCGTTATATCCAATACATATAATAATATAAATCCTACACCGGAACCACGCCCAGGGCCTACAATACTATCTGCTTCCCAACATACATCAATAATATTTTGAAGATTAAGATAATATGCACTCCATTGTGTTTTATTAACTTCAGATGAAACCCATGTATCTTCAAGACAAAGATTTATTTCTTTATATGCTTCTTCATTTTGTACATCTGGATGCGATTTAATACCGCTAATAATTGCTGCGACTAATTGTCTATCTGCTGGATATTGTGATTTATTAAATTTTTCCAATGCTGGAATAAGTTCAAACCATTTCGGATATTCTTCTTTATACGAAAGAAAACTATGCCATTTTAAATTAGGAATACGCAACGGTTTCTCAAGAGAATATTCTTCGCACATATTCATAATATTTTCAATATTACTATATGCTTTATCAAGCTGCTCACGTGATAAATAGCTAAAAAAACTTTCAAGTTCTTCTGTTCCCATCATATAAGTTGTCGCATAGAACTCATCAACTTCTCTATCGCCATTCTGCGCATTAAGATAAGATTTATGAATAATTCTATCTTCTTTTTTAATATAATGAGAGTCAGTTGTAATGATATATGGAATTCCCGTCGCATTAGATATATCCAATAATCTTTGATTTACATAAATTTGATCTTTATTTTTACTTGGCTGAAGTTCTAAATAAAAATTACCGTCGCCAAAAAGACTGCTCATCTGTTGCACCCAAATGGCAATCTTTTCTTTTAATTGTTCATTTTTACTATCTCTATATCTTAATAATTGTGTAGGTAGCGCGCCGCCTAGACAAGCAGTTGAACCTATTACATGACCAGGATTTGCACCGATAATATCAAACAAATCCTGATAATATGTTGGAACCCTACGCATACCGCGCGCCATGTAAGAACGTTTCCACGCACGGGTTGATATTTCCATTATCTGACGTGCGCCTTCTCGGTCTTTTGCCAAAAGAATAAAGTGAAAATATCTATCATATTCTCTATTATAATTCTGCACGTTAAGCCCGTTTCGACAAAGATAGATTTCATTACCAAGTATAACTTTAATATCTGGATGTTTCTTTGCTATTCTTTTTGCTTTGACCCAAGAACCAGTAAACTCATGGTCAGTTATACCGATTACTTTATGCCCAAGCTTTTCTGCATACGCAATTCCGTCTTCTAGCTTGATGATACAGTCCCTAAGACGAATGTTGCTATAATCAGTATGCGTATGAATACTACCTGTATACTCCATCTACCTCTCCTTTCATTTTATTTCTAATTATATTATATCATAAATTTAATAAAAAGTCAAATTAAAAATTGTGATGTCTCTGGACGTAAATCATCAATAGTTAAATCTTGAAGATGCCAGTATGGGATACGGATTAAGGGAATATTATTATCTTTGCACCATTGATTTTTAATTTTGTCTCGCTGTTGTTGGTTTTTTAAAAAATCTTCATCAAACCAACCGCCAACTGAAATAAAATGTTGAATACCATCAAATTCAATTAAATATTCATTATTAACAAAAAAATCAAATCTTAAATAACCTTTTAAATGGCTGACACAATCAGAATTTAAATATTCTGCGGTAAAATTAATATTATTATTTTTTAGTAATTGTTCTATTTTTAATTCACCATGTGATTTTTTAAGACAACCACAGGATACCGTATTTCCTGTTTTTAATTTATTGCTGTCAACAATTATTTCATTTCCGCATTCACATTTACATCTATAGGCTGCGCGGTTATTTTTTGAACCCTCTCTTTTTAAAACTGTTAATAATCCAAATTTTTCGCTAGATGGTATTAATTGAACATTGTTTTTACCAATAAGGCAACCGCAACTTTTTAATTCATATCTTAATTTAACTCCACTAGCAATTATTTCATTACCACAATCACATCTACATTTCCAAAGAGCGTTTCCCTTTTCATTAGTGCCTGCTCGTTCAATAACTATTAATTTTCCATATCTATTTCCAATTTCATTTATACCGCCTGCTGCTTCGAAAGTTTTTGGGCCTTTAAAACATCCACAACTTTGATTTTCATTGCCACGTCTTAATTCACATCCTTCTCTTACAACTTCATTACCACAATCACATTTACAAAGCCATATAGCTCGTTTATATTTATTGCTTCCAACTCTTTTAATAACTGTTAACTTTCCATATCTATTTCCAGTTTCATCTATAACTTTAGACTTAAAACAACCACATGATTTAGTTGTCCCATTTCTTAAAGATGTGCCAGTAACTATAACTTTATTACCACAATCACATATACATTCCCATTTGCTTTTTCCTAAATATTTTAAAACTGTTAACTTATTAAATTTTTGACCAGTTATATCTATAAAATTACCCATATAGCCCTTTCTATAAGTTTAAAAACTTAAATCTGTAATTTCTTTAATATCAATATCTTTAATAAATAACTGCGGCGTTACATTGCCCATCCACTCATTTACATTCGCAGTGCCAACGATAGTAAGCTACATTTCATTATATTTAGAAATTTCATTAATTAAATCTTTCGCAAAAAATTTAATATAAGTAATTCCGTTCTTACTAATTTTTAATGTATCCTTATTCTTTCCTATAACTTGTATATCGCTCGCGCGCACTACTAAATCTTTTACTGCGATGACTGGTTCGCTATTCTGTTGGCCCCATATATTTGTATATTGTGCTAAATCAAAAATAATAGCTTTTATATCTGTTGCATAAGCTTCGCGCTCAAAGTCTACGTCATATACATTCTCTCCGAAATCGTACTGTGCGAGTTCTTCATTAGCCATTTTATGAAATTTAGCTAAATCAGAATTCTTAATTGAAATACCGAACGCATTATCATGGCCCATTGTATATTCAAAAAGCTTGGTACTATTTAAGAAATCTTTAAATGACGTAAGCTCGCTTTGATTAAGACCGCGTGCGCTACCACGTACAAATCCTTCGCTATTTAATCTAGCTACAATAGTAGGGCGGTTATAAAGAGTAGAAAGTTGCATCGCAACCAGCCCATTAAGCTCCGCGGGAAAATCATCATCGTCTTCAAGCCGAATAAACAGAACCTTATTATCTAACAAGTCATTATTACTAATTTTAATTTTTAATCTATCTACAATAGCTTGTTTTTCTTTGTCTTGATGCGCTTTTGCATTTGTACATTCACGCGCGCTTTCAACAGCTACATAGGCCATTACGCCCTTTGCGCCACGTTTATTACTAGGAACTAATTCTTTCCCATTTATAAACGCATGGAACAATCTATCTTTCTCATCCATTGAACCAACGCGTATCATAGCGTTAATCATAGGCACGATATAAAAAGCTACAGTGGTGGGATTAATAACACCGCCCATTGAGTATTCTTGCTTCTCACATAGCGTCTGGAAGAAGAAATTATTTATATGCGAAAACCCTTCTTTCCAAAAATATTGATTTTCTTCAGAGAGCGCGCTCATCATATCTGCGCAAATACCAAGGGCAGCTAGATCAATATATTTACTTGCAAAATCTTTTCCAAGTCTCCAATCAAGCGCACGACAAAATTGATAAGTAACACCCGCGCCGGAAAGATCTTTGTTCTTATATTTTGGAGAGTTTTGATTGTTTACAATCACACACCAATCACTAATTTTTGTTGTATCTTCTATAATATGATGGTCAAAAACTAATGTAGGCGTACAAAGTTCTCCTAATTTTTCGATATATTCATAATCATTACTTCCTGCATCGGGCACTAAACAAAGTGTATAATGAATGCCTTTGTCGATAATTGTGTCACACAAATCTGATAAACCGTGTTGTTTACCACTATGCAAGTAGTAGTCTATTTCAGCTTCTGGTTTTGCATCTTTTATGTACTGATATAATATTGCGGCAGATGTGAATCCATCAACATCACAGTCTACTATTAATGCAAATTTAGGATTATCACAATCTAATGCAGCTAGTAATATTTCTGTAGCGTCGAATATATCATCTAAATCTCTCCAATCCTGCAAAGAATGTTCTTTAGTCGGATTCAGAAAATCTTGAATATCTTCTATGCCTCGCGCGCTCAATACGCCTATTCCATAATTGTTTTTAATATTAGTTGTATTTTTAACTTTATATTTCACTTCACAAAAACTCTCCTTCTTACTAATTCTTCAAATACCTTTTGTCCACAATCAGTCGGACTTTCTTTTAGTTTTAATAAATTTCGTGTATCATAAACAAAGCTCATATTACAATAATTTTTATATTTACTACACATATTATATAATTTATTAAAATACTTGTCTTCACCTGGTTTTTCTTCTTTATCAAAACAAATTACTATTTCTCTGGGTCTGCAAGTTTTCATTAATAAGTTTAGTTGGTACTTATTAAATTGACTGCCGCAGACAGCCACCCCGCAATTAGGAAAATCAAATCCTTCCATTTGCAACACAAATTTCTCTGCTTCCCCAACATAACAAATTCCATATCTTTGTATATTATCTTTATTATAATTTAATCCGTATAAATTCATACTTAGGGGATGCGCGTACCACTTCCCTTCTATTTGTACTGGCATATATTTACCAATAGTCTCTACTTCTTCCGGGTCAAGTGCGCGCCCTCTAATTCCTATTAATTCATTATAGATATTATAATGCGGAATTATTATTTTGTTTTGTGGAATAGAGAAACGAATATTATATTTATCCATCGCTTCTTTACTAATTCCGTCTTCCAACCATTCTATCGGATATTTCTTTATAAAAATATCTATTAGTCCTTTTGGATATATCTCCAATACTTGTTCTTGTTTGCGTTTTCTATATCTATCACTTAATTTATTATATTTGACTGTTTCAAACCCTTCCGTTGGTTTAAATGAAGAACAATCCAATATAACTTTATAAATATCTTCATACCAATTATATGGAATATTTCTGGTGTCATAATATTCTTTTAAAAATTTAAAAATACTCATACTTTCGCAATTAGTATAACATACAAAAAGATGAGTATTTTTATAATAATACAATTTCATAGAAGCTTCTTCAACATCTATATTATGACATATTGTTGGAAAAATAATATAATCTCCTCTATCTGAATATCTATCTACTCCAAGTTTTTCCATTAAACTTATTACAGCTTCAGGTTTTAAATTATTAATTATCTCTTTATAATCCATTTAATTCCCTATTCAACTTTCTTATTTCTTCCCAATCATCATCTTCCCAATTCTTCATTCTTTCTATTCCAGTAAAATTAAATTCAATCGGTTCAAGACGATTATTAGTTATAAATAAATCTTGTTTGCGTAATGTCCCCAAATCAACATAAGACCAAATTCGAGTTTGTGTATATACACCACTTCTAACTTTATAAATATCTGTTACTATATTTGGACTATCACTAAAATTACTAATTACATCCGCTAATACTTCTAATTCTTCTTTTGTTGGTCGCGCCATAATTGCACCAATATCTGCTTTATTTATCGTCGCGCGCCCGCCGGCCAAACTTCCTTCATTTCTTATATTTTGATTGTCGTCTCCCTTTGCGTTTAGCTGTGTAGATGTCATCACGCACACATTTTGTTCGACTGCCAAATCTTTTAATGCCGTCGCAAACATAAGAAGGACTTCATCATTTCTTAAATTAAATCCTTTAAATTCTCCAAGTAAAGACGGGCCAATAAAAATATAATCATAAAATACATATCCAATATTATAAATCAAACAATTCTCTCTTATAATATTTTTAACTAACCCAATCGTTGGATTCGGCATCCGCACAATATGAAAATTATCTTTATACTTTTCAATTATCTTTACTGCTTTTTCTATTACTTGCTTTTCCAAAGTTGTGAAATTTCCATATTTAAACCTATCTTCATTAATTCCACTAACATAGGCCAAAATCATTTTCTGAATTTCACTAAAATCTTGCTCTGTTGCAATAAACAATACTTTTTCACTATTACCAGCTTGTTCCCATTCACACTCTGTAAAGTTATACCTAAAAGGAAAAGCCAAATAACACGCGTCACCTACTGCCTGTCGAGTTTTAGATACGCCACTTCCACCGCTTCGAATATACAGCGCGCCACGACGTGCGCCACTTACAACTGTATTATATATCGCGCCTTGTAGCGGCATACCAATACCAGAATTTCCTTCTTTTATACTACTAAGTAAATCCTCTAATCCTTCAAAAACGTCTCTTGTTTCTGTCGCATCATTCTTAATATAGCTATTTTCAAGACCTAATATCTTCTTTTTTATCCCATCTATAATATCTTGAATAGTTAAACTTTCAAACTTACTATTTACTTCATAAGCTTTTTCATTAGTTAAATCTTCAATATAAAACTGAGATATATTAATGCCTTGCCTTTGGAAATCCCTAAGTAAATTAATCTTTTTTAATTTATTATAATAATAGTCAAAGTTATCTATATCTACAAAACTGTCTATATCTTGAAGATACTCAATCCCATTATTAGCTTCATATATCTTCTTCGCGCCCGCATTACTATCTAGTGCGTTCTCAATATCAATTATATTTATTGACTTCGCGCCATTCTCATATAATCCTTTAATTGCCTGGAAGATAACTTTTTCAAAAGTAGAACTAAAATCTTGAATTGATAAACTATATTTTTCTGTTTCAACTAATATACTTGGCTTTTTAATTATTCCACCCAAAACTTGTTGGATACAATTTTTATCAACTATCAAGTTCGTCCTCCTTTAATATTTCATCAAAATTTATTTCTTCTTTTTTCTTTTTCTTTTGAATAGGATTATATTTAATTGGTTCCGTACCTGCACTTTTTAAATTTCTAATTTGCTGTATCAAAAGTTCGCAGCTACCGCGTTTTTTAATTTCTATATTTGTCCAATATTCTGTTGCTTCCTTATAAAAATAAGGAACTATACCAATTCCGCCATAACCTTTATCCCAATTCTCTTTACCAAATCTATCATAATAATATTTTAATGTAAAAAGCATACCTTTACAGGTCATACCATTTTTCATAAAATTTTTTATCTGCGCTTTAATCTTATAATAATCATATGAAACTTTTAAGTCACGCGCTATATAATCAAATATCAGATCAATATAATCTTCATCAGATTTTATCTCTTTTTCTTTTTTAAAATTATCGTAACATATCTTATGATAGTACCAGTTGCGTGACGGCATTACCCAGTCATCTAATTCTTTATCTATCTCTTGTTTACATATTCTACAAAATGGCATAAATTTTCTCCTATTCTGTTCCTATATATATTATACCATAGAATTAGAAAAAAGTCAAATTTAATAGAGCAGACCATTCCTAGCCTGCCCTATCGTTATATCTATATTAAGTTTTAAAGCATATCCCGCATTTCATTAACAGCAAGATTCAACAAATCTACTTGGTCCTCAGTAAACTCAGAGAGCCTCATCTTATGGCCCATAATTATTTCAATTTTCTTTAAAATAATATTGGCATTTTCTTCATTTTGTTCTACCAATTTCGCCCACAAATCCGCGGCTTCAGCTCTTACGGTCGCAAAGTCAAGCTTCTCCTCAACTTTAGCCTCTGCCTTATCTACTACCTTTACACCGTCAATTTTTTCAGACATCTCAATAGCATCTGCAATAGCATTAACTAATTCAGTATATCCGAATTTAATCTTTGGCGCAAGATATTTAAATCGGCTGCCGGCGAATAGACTAGGGGTTTCTCGTGTATATAGATACCTCTCGAACTCTCCTTCAGTATTATATTCTCCTCCAATATAACCAATAACGTCCACGAGTCCATTACAAATTTCAGAGGCACGTTTAGGCATATCGGGGAAAATAATCTCCATTTCATTACCTTCTGCTGTTTTCTCAATGCGTGAACCACTATGACAAATCAGAACAAGTCCGTATCCAAGTAAAGTAATCTTACGTAAACTAGATTCAAACTCTTTCTTACAGGCGCTGTATCCACCACCCCAAGCAATATCAGCAATTTTCTATACACCATTCTGCGCGCAGATAAACTGCTCGCAATAATCCCAGGCAATAGAAATAGTATCAATAATAATGGTTTCGTACATTTGGCGCGCTTCAGGCTTTTCAAGCTGACGCAGAACTGTTTTAAAATCACTCCATCGAGTGACATCAACGGCTCTAATGCCGCCAATAGCATTATAACCTTTCTCAAAAGCAATCAAAAGAGAATTAGGGAAAGAGCAGGCGGCCGTAGTCTTCCCGCTCTTTGGCTTACCATAAAGTAATACGTACTTTCCCTTTAAATCTCTACTAATTACAGTTGGCTCAATATTTAAAATATCAATAGCCATACTGTATTACTCCTTAGAACCCGAGGTCAAGAGCCTTTCTCGTCCCACTAATTGGGGCTGGAGCAGGACGAGTCTTCGGTGTGGCTGATGCACTCTTAGCCTTCAGCTGTTCAAGACGAGCCTGGCGCTCGGCCAGCGCGCTCTGAATCTCTTCAGGTGTATAAGCCATCTCTCCTTCAAGAGGAGTAGGAAGCCCACCGGTAATAACAATATCTCTGATGCTCTTAGTTCTATGAGATTCGATATTTTCACCAAATCCCTGCTCTGTAGTAATTGTCTCAGTAATAGAAGTAAAGTTAAGACGACCGCTAGCCTTTACAGTCGCGCCATCTTCCCAATAGTCCTTAACTGAATTAATTACGTTCTCATTCGCGCAAACAAAACGAATCTTATCAATCTTATCTCCATACATAGGAACAAGACCAATAATTTCGTACTGAGGGTTACCATCTGCATCAGTAATCTGCTCACCCTCTGCGTTTTCAACATAACCCTGGCTACCAATTACCATTTCAACATTAAAGGTCGCCTTAGGCTCCATCGCTTCTCTACTAATCTTACTTACAAAAGAAGCGGAAATACGAGGGAATGAAACAAATCGCTGAGCCTGGTCGAAGTATTCATTCATCTGAATACGCGCGCCATTAATCTTCACGCAATCAGCGCCTTCAATACTACCAGCAGATGCAATAGACTTCATGTCATTCTTAATCTTCATAATAGATTCATAAGACGGATTAGGTGAACCACCCTTTGTCAGCTTGGGTGAGAATAATTCGATAGGAATTTCACTAGTTGTTGGTTTACCATTAATAGTCTGGTCAACTCTAACATAAATGCGGCCGCGAACTGTTTCAATAGTTCTGCCGTCTTTTATATAAGAACCATTTTCCAATTCAATCTGTGATAGAATACCTTCAATATGTACATTATTTTCTGCTTGTCTCATTATTTTTCTCCATTTTATAATTATCGGTTCTTATATATAAATATAGAATAGGAATCTTTCCTATTCCATATTATATATCTATGGAATTAGTTACTTACTCTTCGTCATCACTGGGGACGAAAGTCTTACCAGCTTCGGTCAGGAACACGTACTTCGCGGGCTTATCAGAACCTTCCACGGGAATCTTCTCATAGTCCAACAGACCCTTAGCGCGCTCGCCCTTTACACCGAGACCAGTAACAACGGGATTCAAATGCTTAGCATCACTACCGAGAGCAGCACAGAGCTCCTCCATCGCAACACGACCACCGTTCTCCTTAACATAATTGAATACCATTGCCTGCTTTTCTGTCAACTTCATAATCTTTTTCTCCTTATATTTTTTATTTTCTATTAAATTGAGATTTCCTCTCTCAACTTTCTATAAATATTATATCAGAATTTTAATAAAAATTCAAATTTTGGGGATTATACCTTAAATTTTCTCTATCTGAATTACTCGTTCAACCGGCTTTAGTTTTATTACGTGAACTCCTTGCGCGGAACGAGAAAGCATCGGAATTTCTGCGGCTGCAACTCGTATCTGTGATGTAGTAGATGTAACAATAATTTCAGTCTCGGCGCCCAATGCGTCAAAAGAAACTACCATATCATTAGTCGTTAAACCTTGAATTTTAGAACCTTTTGTATTTTTATTAGTATATGAAAATTCATTTATATTTGTTTGTTTTGTAAGGCCATTTTTAGTTACGGATATAATAGCTTTTGTTTCTTTTGGAATGGGCCGCGCGTCTTGTACGAAAGCTCCTTCATTAAGTTTAATGGCTTTTATACCTCGTGCGATACGACCAATAGGTTTAACGTCATCGGTTTTAAACATGATGAAGTTTCCATCACTACTAAGAATACCACAATCAAGGCCATCGTTCCCAAAGAAAACGCTTACAATTTCATCATCATTATCAAGATTTATTGCGCGAGCGCTATTTCCACGTTTAAGGTAATATTCAGATAATAGAGTCTTTTTAAGAAGCCCGTTCTTTGTAATAAAATAAATATTTTTATTCTCGTTCTTTGCGTAGACGGCCGCGTTACAGATAGACTCTGTTGCTGTCATAGTAATAAATTGAGTTATATAAGTTTTTTCATTTACAGGAAACTCACTCATTTTAATTTGAAAGAAATTTCCTTTATCAGAGAAGAATAGTATTATATCGGTATTATCTCCAATTTCAGTACCAACAATATATTCTCCTTTTTCCATTTTAAATTTGTTTCCAACTCCGCCACGACGTTGTGTGTAAAGAGAAGAACTTTCAGTTACATAGATTCCGCCTTTATTCGTAAAATTAAGAATTAGATTGCGAACTTCTGCTGGTTCTTCTTCGTCTTCTTTTGAAATATTTAATATGCGTGTACGGCGCGCGTCACCATATTTTGCAGCAACTTCTTTCCATCCCTTAATAAGCTCGTTATTAAATAGGATTTCGTCATTTAAAATTTGTTCGATTGCACCAATTTTTTTAAGTAAGTCACTTTTTTCGCCGTTCAGCTTAGTTACTTCAAGATGCGCCAATCGGCTAAGTTTTAGGTCTAGTACTGCCTTAGCTTGCTCGGCGTCAAGAATGTATTCTTTTTGAAGTCGCGCGCTTGCTTCTGCGGTAGAACTCGAAGATTTAATCGTCTGAATAACCTCTTCAATGCGCGCGATACATATGAGAAGTCCGTCTATAATATGGACACGAAACTTCATCCTATTTAAATCATATTCAAAACCACGACGATATACAACCTTCTCGTGATCAATATGCGCTTGAAGAGCTTCGCGCCATGTAAAAACTTTAGGATACTTACCACCATCAAGCATAGTAAGATTAATGCCATAGTAATACTGGAGCGAAGTATTTTTATACAAATATTTTAATACCTTGTCTGGATTTGCTTTCTTTGTAAGGTAAATCTTAATCAAAGGCGTCGCACCAGTTAAGTCATTAAACCGTTCAATTCCAGGGTTTTCTTCTGATTCTACAAGTTCTTCAAGTTGCTTACAGATAGTATTTGTATAAACGCTATACGGAATTTCTTTTACTACAAGACACCGCTCACCCGTATCAAATTCAACTACAGATCTCAACTTACAAGCTGGCCCATTACCAACACGTAAGCTTTCTTTTACTTCATCTGCATTAAGTAGAATTGCACCAGTGGCAAAGTCGGGCGCGCAGTAAATATCATCAAAATCGCAATCCGGATTTTGAATAAGATTAATAAGCGCATTATTAAGTTCCTTTAAATTAAACTGCGGGATAGAACTAGCTAAACCTACACCAATACCTTGCGTTCCATTGCAAAGATTATAGAATCCTTTAGATGGAAGAACCGCCGGATACTGTTTTGTATTATCATAGCTATCTCTCCATTCTATTATTGTATCTTTATCAATATCAGTAAATAGAAGGTTAGAAATAGAAGAAAGACGAGATTCTGTATAACGGGAAGCAGCCCAGTTACCACTTTCGATAGGAGAACCTACGTTACCTTTTACTTCAACTAGCGGATAGCGCATAGCAAAGTCCTGACCGGCGCGCATAATAATTCCTTCACAGCTTGAATCACCATGAATATAGAAATCTGCCATAGCCATACCAACAGCATTAGCAGTTTTCTTATATGGATTATTATGGGTGAGTTTATGAAGAAGCATTGAATAGAATATTTGACGCGCAGAAGGTTTAAGTCCATCGCGCGCGTCAACAAGTGCGCGAGACTGAATTACCATGCCTGCGTATTGCGCGAAAGATTGTTCAATTACTGGTTTTAATTCACTCATTCTTCTTCATCCTCTTCATCATCATTCCATTCCCACTCATCCTCTTCTACGTAATATACACCTACTGCTTCTTCATCATATTCTTTAAAAGGCATACCATATTTACATTCCCAAGGAGTCCCAGGGTATACAAAATCACTATATTTTTTTGTATATGTAGTTACTGTATTCTCACCTTTATAATAAGAAATAATATCATAATTATATTCTTCATCAGTTAAAAGTTCTGGCAAATTTTCTTCTACCCATTTTCTCGGCGCAGCGATACACCAATTAACAGACATATCAATATTACCAGCTACTACAACAAGTTTATTTTCTTTAACCCAATTTTTATCACTAAATTTATGAGAATTTATTAATTCTTCATATTTATTTCCAATAGGATAATCTCTACCGCTAAACCAATTATTAAAAGAAAAATAAATTATATCTTCACTCATTTATTACTTTTCCTCACTTTCACGCCTTCATAAAATCCTTTTAAGTAATCATAGCTTAATTCAAATTGGCCTTGCTCACAAAAAATACCATCATAAAAACCTATTAAATATTCATATGATGGTTCTATTATTTTAAGAGGTTTACGAGCTATCTCCATTTCAATATCATGGATATTATAATTTTCATAATCTTCTTTAAGCATAATTTTACCCCATTTTTATTACTAACCAACCATATTCATTAGGAATATACATATTTTCTTTTATTATTTCTTCTCTTGTTAAAACTTTAAATATAGGATTTTTATACATTTCTTCTCTTAAAAAAGTATGAACATCTATTATAAAAATATCTCCTTTATTAAGTTTTACTATCTTTTCTCTTTCATACCCACATCTTTTACAGCTTATTCCATTATAATCATTATATGAACAACATTTAGGACATTCCATATTATTCTGTTATCTCCGAAAAATCAGAACTATTTAGATACTCCTAAATAAATTTACATAAATTTTCTTCTGGTACATAAAATTCAACTACGCCGGTTATAGAGAAAAAATACAAACATAATTTATTATGATAAATCCAAAAAAACTTATTTGTATCTAAATATATTTTTTTCTTTTTATTGAAATTAAACTTTAAATCTTCTTGCTATTCAATAGTAATTGGACAAATAAAATTATTCATTCTGTTATCTCCGAAAAATCAATATTATTAAATATAAAATCTTTTTTACTCTTTACATCTTCACCCATTAAATCATATAGTAAACCTAATGCTTCATCGCTATATTCCATAGCTTCCATGCGCTGATACTGCTCAGTAAACATAGATGCTCGCGCAGTTTCAGGCGGTAATTCACCAAGACCTTTCGCGCGCGTTACTTCACCTTTAATCTTACCGCGCACAGCGTTAAACTCTGCATCGTCAAAATAATAACTTTCTTGCTTACCGTTATTGACGATATAAAGCGGTGAGCGCAACCAGCACAAACGACCTTCTTTAATAAACTGCGGCGCAAGATAGGTAAGCGCAGCCATAATTAGAAGTCCAATATGGTATCCATCGCTATCTGCATCAGTACAAATTGCAAGACGGCCATAACGAAGTTTTGAACTATTATATTTTCCTGGTACGATATTCATCGCGCTCAAAAGAAGTTTAATTTCTTCGTTCTCAAAAATCTTCTCTTCGGGATTTGATAAGCAATTAATAATTTTACCTCTAATTGCTAAGATACCATACTTCTTATAATCGCGCGCCTGAGCCATACCACCCATAGCACTGTTACCTTCAACAATAAGAAGAGTTGAGTCCTGCCCAAGAAACTCCGCATCTTTCAACTTATCAGATGCAAAAACCTTTTTCTTTTGATTCTTTTCAATTTCTTTTGAAGCGTTAAGAACTTGCTGACGCGCCTTCTCCGCCGCGGCTTCCGCGCGAGCTACCTTTTTAAGCAACTCTACAATTACATCAAATTCTTGCGGAACTTTAATTTTCATTTGCTTAAGTGCTTCACTAAAAGCATTTGACGCAAGAGTACGAAGATTTGTATTATTAATTTTAGACTTAGTTTGATTTGCGAATGAAGGTTGCGCGACAGAGCAATTAATTACATAGAATAAATTATTTCTAATCGCATCTCCATCAAAATCTTGTTTTGAAAGAGAATTAAATGTACGTGTGATAGCTGTTTTCGCGCCAGTTATTGGACTGCCGCCTTCTGGACAAAGCAAGCCGTTAACAAATACGTAAGAGGTTTCTTTCTTTGCACCCCATTGGAAAGCAATCTCTAATTCATCTACGCCATCGCTAACTTTATTATATTGAATTGTACGATGTAAAGGAGTAGATAAATTATCTTTTATAAAATCTTTAATTCCGTTCTTCGCGCAATACTCTTTATCTTCGTTTGTATCATCATTTTTAATATAAAAAGTAATTCCATTATATAAATATGAAATATTCTTTAAATCTTCGCAAATTTTAGAGTATTTATATCCTATTTCTCCATTACTAAATACTTCTTTATCGGGTACAAAGACTACATATGTACCATCCGCCGCATCAGTGATTCCTTCTACGTACTCAACTAAATTTCCTTTAGAAAAAAAAGCTTTTGCAAATTTTCCATTTCTAAATGAAGTAACTTCAAAATATTCCGCACTAAGACACGCGCATTTAGCACCAATGCCATTCAGACCACTGGCATTTTTATATGCGCCCTCTTCAAATTTACCACCAGTATGTGATTTAGAATAGATGGATACTAGTACATTTTCTCCATCTTCTCTAATTCCGAATGGTACTCCGCGCCCGTAATCTCTTACTCCAACTCTATTATTTTTTTCAGATACATATACTTCTATTCTTTTACCATACCCAGCAATAGCTTCATCAGTAGAATTATTTATTATTTCTTTCAGCGCTTGATAAGTTCCATCTAAATCATTAGAACCCAAATACATTTGAATTCGTTGGCGCACTCCTTCTTTAAAAGAAAGAGATTTAATATCATCAACTGTATAACTCAAATCGTATACTCTCCTATTTTCTTTTTCTATAAATATTATATCATAAATTAAAAAAGAAGTCAAATTTAATTGACTTCTCTTAATCTATATTTACATTAGGTGGAACAAAATTATCAGCTCTTACCCATTTCCAATTATCTTCTACCCATACAAGAAAACGAGTAGTTTGATAGTATTCATCATATCTTACGCTAAGAACAGTATAAATCTCATTATTATATTTATATTTAACCTTAAACATTAGAATCTCCTATTATTTGATTTTTATCAACTCCACAAATATAATCTAAACTATCTTCATTATAAATTATAAAACCACGACATACCGCACGCGTTCCTCTATCATACCACCCAATCAGGCTAATAGTTATTCCATTTTCTTGCGTTTTAATTAGTGGTTCTTTAAACCAAATAATTTTATTTTCCATATTTATTCCCAACTTTCTATATTAGCTTTTTTCTTTTTATTATATACCCAATATAAATTTTCTCTTGCACGAGTCGCCGCTACGTAAGCTAATCTTATTTCTTCATCGCCCCATAACCTAGTTCCAATAACTACTACATTATCCGCCTCAAGTCCTTTTGCAGTATGGATTGTGAGGACTTTTACTTTATCTTCTTTAGTAAGAGCATTTAATTCATCAAAGCTTTTTCCACCACGCTTAAAAGTAATATTTGGTATACGATAAGAATCTAAAATATACTATATACTTTCTATCTAATCATTAGTGCGCGCGAGTATAAACCAGCTTCCGTATGGCTCTTGACTATTTTTAATTAATTTAGCTATATTACCTAAGTTAAATTCGACCCATTCAACTTTCCCTGAAGTATGACGCATTGGTATTGAATCATCATACATATGAGATTTAGTACGAGTTATAATATCTTTGGCAAAATTAAGAATACGGTATCCATTTCTATAATTTTCATCAAGAGAATAAGTGTATACATCTTCATAAGAAGCTACTTCTAAAAAATCAGCTGGTTTAGCATCTCGCCATTCATAAATACATTGTCTTGTGTCACCACAATAGAAGAATCCAGCAGGATCTATTAATGCAAAAAACTCCCATTCACTTTCAGAGCAATCTTGAGCTTCATCTACTATAAGATAATCTACTGGTTTAATACATTTTTTATGTCGTTTTACCATAGTAAAAAGATTATCAAATTTATCTTCATTTATATACTATAAAGCTTTTTCATTTAAACCATATACACTTAAAAGATAGAGCGCATATGCATGAATAGTTCCAATAAATAACCCTTCAACATAGCCAATTCTTTTTTTCATTTCATCTGCCGCGGCAGTAGTAAAAGTAATAACAACCATTCGTTCTGGTTTACAACCGTGTGAAAGCATAAATTTTACTCTTTCAGTTATAAGAGTAGTTTTTCCACTAGCGGCAGCCGCATGGACAACTATTTTAGAATATGGTGATTCAACTATTTCTTTCTATTTTTTACTTAAATTCATTTATCCACCCTGTTTCTAATTTAATAGCGCGGTCGCGCCATATAAATTAATCCAATATTTTTCTCTTTCGTTTAATTTTTCTTTTGGCACTTCTTCTAAAATCTAAAAACTAAAATTCCAAATTCCTTTCTCTTCCATTTTAGTATGAAGAGAGCTGTGCGCGATAGTACCTAAATTAAATGCGCTCTTTACGTGCTCTACCCAGCGGTTAGCTATATCAGTAGAGCGCCCTATATATATTTCTCCAGTAGGAATATAGGTTATGATATAAATTCCGCTCGGTTTCTTATTACCTAAGACCCGCTTTTCCATCTCAGATAGCGGCCGGCGCACATAACAATCGAAAGCGGCTCTATGTAAAACTTCTTTGTTATTAAATTTATGTTCTATATCTTTAATAATCTACAAATCTTCTATATCATTCTAACTTAAACAAATACGGTAGTAATCTTTTTCTTCTTGTATTTGTTTTTCGCGCAATATCTATGAATTTACGACCTCGCGCCGTCTGCGAAAATCATCTAAAGTCTCAAGTATATCGCAATATTCTAAGGCGGCTTCCGCGGCGTCATCATAAGTTTCTTCTATTTCAGATTCTATTTCTGCTTTTTTAGATTGAAATTCTTCTTCAAGTAATTTTTGTTTTTTTATATACTGTTCGTAAAGTTCCTAAGTATTTTTTTCTATTTCAATCTATTTTTTAAATTTTTCATTTTTACTGTATTCTTCTAAATCTTCTTGTATTAATTTATACTAAGATTCTTTATATCTTTTAAAATTCTAATTTAAATTTTCAGTTATTTTATTATAATTCTATTGCGCTTGATAGAAATCTTGATATAATTGATTTTCTCTTTTTTTGTACTAATCTTGAAGATACTCCTATTTTTTATTATAATCTTCTTCGAGAGACTCCTTTCTTTTATTATATTTCTAATTTAATTCTTCTAATTTATTTTCTTCTATTTTTTTATTTTCTTCTAATAAATATTTATTCTATTTTTGCTATTTAAAAAAGAGAATAATAAAAAATAATAGTAAAACTCCAAGAATACAGTAAATAATGTATTCCATAAATTCTACCACTCCTATTTTCTTTCTATATATATTATATCACAAATCTGTTTAAACTTCAAATTTTTATAATAAAATAGAGAAGCTAAATTTAGCTTCTCCATAATTTAATATAATTCATCTTCAGTTAATACTGTATCCCATGTTTGGATTTCTTCCCAAAGAGTATCAATGTAAGTATTTCCGCCTTGCGCGCCGTAGTCATGATATAATTTAACGAAACATTTTTTATCATACTATAAAATTTTCTTATAAGGTAAGTATCTATAATAAATGTCAGTCATTTCTTTTCGCAACATATCATTAGAAGAATTAGTAAGATTACTTAAAGATTTCATAATTTGCTCATCTGCTTCTGCAAATGGTTTTACCAACGGAGGAACAAATTCTTTAACAAATTCATCTGTAAATTCTCTATACTATTTCTTCGCAGCTTCTCTTTTTTCAGCGTTTCTTTTTTCTTTTCTCTTTTTGGCCCATTCGGTTCGTTCAGTTGCCTTTTTAAAAGCCTCAAAGATGATAGAACCTATTATAAATAAACCGCCAATAAAGCTAGCAAAGTCAGAAAAAGTCCAGCTCTCAAAAGCTTTAAAAAGTCCCATTACCATCACCTCATAACTAAGTAGAAGTAGTATATTAGAACTTTATTTTTTTGGGACTTTTAATCTATCGTTATGCCATTTACTAGTTACATGATATTTCTTTTGAATAAGGTCATTAAAAGTTTTGATGGCGCCGCCATCTAAATCCCAATATGGGATTCTAAATAATGGTATATTATGCGCGAGTGCGTAAGAATTTTTTTGTCTATCATGTTCTTTCTAATTTTTTAATTCCTACTCACCACGTATTGGATACCAGTGAAACTATCCATCAAGTTCAATAAGAAAATTTAAAGTAGGCAAATAAAAATCATATCTATATTTACCGCGTTTTAAATCAGAGTATGTCTTTTCACGCTAAAATTTAATACGTTCTTTTTTTAATATAAGTGCCACCTATTCTTCATAACTACTCACAGACCTAATTTCTCCCAAGTACAATCCTCAATATTCAAATCAGGACGAAGCCTAATCATTTTTGCATGGCGCAGCGCGTTATCTTCTGTAAACTGCATAGCTCCTACTTCCAAACATTTACCAGTATAATCCTTATAGTTACTCTTAATTTCATCACTAAGTCCACTAAGATACCCAATCGGATAAACTTTTCCATCTCGAAGAACTCCTATCTCTAGACTTCCGGCCATTCCATTAAAATAAGATTTAGTAACTGGTTCAATAGGCGCGCCATTCATATATTCTCTATAATGATTACCTTTAAGCTTCTCTTTAGTTACTGGGTCTTCCCAGTACTCCCAGCTAGGCAAGCTAATACCACTATATATTCTAGTTGGAGGAGTCGCGCGCCCTGTAAAGAAACAATCTAAGCTTTCTTGGAGTTCTCTTTTAACTTTAAGAGTCTGACGAGCTGGACGTTTACCTGGTTGGTAGCAAGTTCCTTTTTTTGTAATTACAATACCTTCACCATTATCTGCGAGAATAGTTTGGAGCATATTCCATAATTCTTCTCCTTCATAATAGTGAGCGAAATCAATATAGGTATTATGAGTTTTATAAGTAGTTTGCATAATCATTTGAAGAAATTGAATACGAGTTTCAATAACTTTATCTAAAAGAGATTCACCGTCGTATGCAAGTACATCAAAAATATAATAATGAAGTTTATCTCCAGACATTTGACGCGCGATAGCCTTATCTTTTAAACACCCCATGATTGAAGTCACATGATTAGAGCCCTCATTATTAGGAAAGTAAATTTCTCCAATTAAACAGGTTCCATTAGGAAGTACTTCAAAGAAAGAATTTAATTGTGGAACCCAATCTATTTTATTAAGATAATCTCCATTTACTCCTTTGGAACGTCCTAAAAGTTCCATGTTACCATTTTCATCTTTCCAAAACTTATAAAATGCGCCGTCTATTTTTCGTGAACCTATATAATTTCCGCTAAAAATCATATTTTTTGCTTCAACTCTTGGGTCTACTTTTGCGCTTGCTCCAAAAGTCCAATATTTCTGTGGTTCTAGATTATGGAAGTTATACATTATATATCTCCTTAAATATATATTTAATTTATATATTATTCCTATTATATTATTTATTTCTTTTGCTTACTACTCTTTTATTATACCATAATTTTCATTACTTTTCAAATTTTAAAACGGTCTGAGAAAAGTAGAGCTTACCTAATTTTATTTTACTTAATTTATAGAGTATTATAGATATGGAGGGTTAGTATAGGTATGACTTATAGAGGCACTACCCCAAAACATATATTTTATTTTCCTTTTAAACAAAATGAAGTAAGCGTCTTAAAGATTACTTATTTTTAGAAAGGAAAGGTTAAATTTACAAAAGAATTAACAGATATAACTTTTTAGCCAGATGAAGAAACTATTTCATTATAGCTTACGCAGGCGGATACTTTATCTTTTGATAAATATAGCTGGTTAGATAGACAGCGTGATTCACTTATCTTGATATAGATAAGAGTTAGATTAACTAATGGTGAATGTTTAGTAAGCGATGTAATGAAAGATAGACTTGGTGATGTATTATTGGATGGTGAAATCTAATGATTGGCAGAATGAAAAATAATGAAAGTTACTTTAAGTCTAGTTTTAATTCTGGTAATTCTTAGGTAAATTTTAGAGGATAGTTTAATAAAGTTGATAGTAGTATCAACTTAGATCTAGATTTAATAATTATTTTTGATGGCGGTGATGTCGATGGTTACGAAAAAGATCTTGAAGACTATATTCAAACTGCGCCGCGCAACTGAAGCTGAATGGAATACAAAAAACCCAGTTTTAGCTTTAGGAGAACCAGGATTTGCCTATGATGTTTATGGGTTAAAGATAGGTAATGGAGAAACGCCTTGGTTAGAATTAGAATATATTGGAATTACAGTAGATTAGTTAATGGAACTTTTATCTACAGTAGAAGTAGAAGATTTAGCTGATGGCGCGGATTATGCGAAAAAAGAATACGTAGATTAGAAATTTGAAAATTTAATAGTTGATTGTGGTACTAGTACTACAGTTCTATGGAGAGAATAAATATGAGTACTAGCGCGAGAATAAAATTAAAACGAGATACTACAGATAATTGGAACCATGCTAGAGGTTTTGTTCCTTTAGATGGAGAAATTATAATTTATACCGATTATAAAAGTATAACAGAAGAAATAAATGGGGATAATGTTATTACTTGGGTGCCTGGAATCAAAGTTGGAGACGGGCAAACTTATGTACAAGATCTTCCATTTGTTGACAAAGAATTAAGATAGGAGTTATTAGCACATATAAATGATGCTAATGCTCACGTTACTGCTGTCGAAAAAACTTTTTGGAATAATAAATTAAATGTAAATGATTATTCTGAAGTTATTGAAGGCGAATTAATTTTTAATAGAAACTAAAGGAGATAAAGATATGGCATATGTCGATGTAAATACACCTATTATTGATAGAATAACTTTACCTTCTGGTAATACTTATTATATTGCTGATAGGGAAATTAGAGACGTTGTTGATACTTTAAGTCAGGCTATTGCTGGTGGTGTTGCATATATTATCGCCTGGGATGGTTCTGCAGCACCAGTTGTAGCCAATATTCCCGCAGGAGTTGTAGTTACTTACAATGGCACAAATTATACTGGTACTTTAACAGCAGATAGCGCGCAGGCTGGCGCATTTTATTTAGTAAAGTCTGCGACACAAGCAGGTGGCGCGCTGGATAAATATGATGAATATGCACCTGTTGGTGAAGCTGGTAGTAAAACTTGGGAGAAAATTGGTGATACTTAGATAGATTTAAGTAATGTAGTAACTGGAGTAAGTCTTACTAAGTAGACTGATACAGTAATTGGTAGTGATGCTACATTCACTATCACTTAGCCTACTATTACATTTTCAACCACTCCAGCAAGTGGGCCACCGCCAAAAAGTTACGATCAATAGGTAAGAGTTGTAACTGATATTGCAAGTGTAACGGCTAGTGGGGACACAGTTACAGCTTTAACCGGATTGGGCACACCTTCTACTGATACTTTTTTAAAGGGCGTTAAGGTCACTACTCAACCTACAATAACTTTAACTGCTAATAGTAGTACCAGCACAGGACGTATTACTTATGTGCAGTCTCAAGGTACTGCAACTACTACAAAGCTTTCTGCAAGCGCAAGTGGTGGTGCAGTAAGCGCGAGTGGTGATAGCGTTACAGCTATTACTGGATTAGGTACTCCTAGTACTTAGAGTGCTGTTAAATCAGTTACTCCAACAACAAAGAAATTAGCTACTACTACAGTAACTGGAGTAAGTGGTAGCACAACACCTGATGTAGTAAAAACGAGAAGTTCTTAGACCACAGCAACTGGCGCGGGTACTTCAAGTACAACAAATACTGATTGGCTTAAGGGCGTGAGCGTAAGTAATGGTGTCTTGACTATTGGCGCAGCTACTATGAATACTTAGACCACTTATTCAGCAGGTGCACCTAGCAGTATTACAATTCCTACCGCAGCTTCAAGTGCGACAACTGTCGCTACTGGTGCTACAACTACCAGTGGAAGTGGCGCGGATGTAGTAACTGATGTAAGCGTTGGAGATACATTTAATGCGGTTACAGGTTACGCGAGTCCTTCTACAGATACTGTACTTGGTACTGCTTCTACTTTCAGCGTAACAGACCCAACCATCACTATTGCAAGTGGGACAGCCGGTGATGTTACTGTTGCAACGGGTATTGGGGCAGCAACTACTAGATATTTAAGTGCAAGTGCAAGTGGTACCGCGGTTGGCGCGGATGGTACTGGAGATGCGGTTACTGCGCTTGGTACTCCTAGTACAGACACAGTTCTTGGAACTGGTTCTACAATTTCCGTTACACCTACTAGCGTAGATATTAGTGCTACCGCTAGTGGAGCTAATACAGCCTGGAATAATAAAGATAGCGTTACAGTTCTTAAAGATACGACTGATGTCAGTGTTACTAAAGGAACTTAATAAAATTAAAAGTTATTCGTATACAGCGCGGGTCGCATAATTTTATATGATTCGCGCTGTATAAGCGAATAAAGGAGTAAACATATGGCAACTATTAGTCATATTACATTACCAGACAATACAGATTATAGTATTTAGGCTACTGGTATTTTCTTTGGACAGGTAGATAGCACTTCTACAAATACGGTTTATACTGCAACCATTCCAGGTATTACAGAATATTATGATGGATTAACTATTTTACTAAAAAATGGTATTGTAACTTCTGCATCGGGCTTTACTATTAATATTAATGATTTAGGAGCTAAACCGTCATATAGTAATATGGCGACGGGCAACGACATAACTCCTACTGCGCCTACACGTGATACTACAATATTTAATATTAATTATACAATGCTATTCGTTTATGATAGTACGCTTGTTGAAGATGGCGCGTGGATATGTTATCGTGGTTATGATGCTAATACAAATACTATTGGTTATTAGCTTCGTACTAATAGCTATACTTTAAAAACATATGATAAGTTTAGATATTATCGTATTTTATTTACTTCAGCTGATGATACACACTGGGTACCAGCTAATACCGGAACAGATAATAGTGCAACAAGTACAAAAACTGTAAATTAGAGACCAATTAATCCATTTGGGTCAATTGTATATTGTGGTAATAGTACTAGTTACGCTGCAGAGGCGAACGTTGCAGCTTCTGCAATCTGGCAACAATACACACTTACTTTAGGGTACTCATTTAATAGAACAGGAGCCGCTCTCACACTTACAACTCAACGGCCAGTATTTATAAAATGCGCGCCGTAGAGCAATGGTAGTGCGATTATTGATAGTACTACTCCATATGTATAGGCATTACCAAGCACAGATGATGGAAAAATTTATATTTTTCTTGGAATTGCTTATAGTGCTACTATGATAGAGATGACTTTAAATCACCCAGTATATTATTATAAGGACGGCGCCATTCGACTTTGGACAAATGCCCCAACAGTTAGTGTTCCAACTGCGTCTGATGCTAATCCGCAAATGGATGGAACTGCCGCAGCAGGCACTTCAAATAATTATAGTCGCGCGGATCATGTACATCCAAGTGATACAAGCCGCATGGCCGCCAATCTGAAGGGCGTAGCTAACGGTGTTGCTGAGTTGGATGCTAACGGTAGGGTTCCTTCTTCTTAGCTTCCATCTTATGTGGATGATGTTATTGAGGGGTATTACTACAATTCAAAATTCTATGAGGAATCTTCTCATACTACTGAGATTTCAGGTGAAACAGGTAAGATTTACGTCGATCTCAGTACCGAGAAGACTTATCGGTGGAGTGGCACGGCTTTCGTAGAAATTAGCGCTTCTCTTGCTCTCGGCGAGACGAGCTCTACTGCTTATCGTGGAGATCGTGGTAAGACGGCTTATGACCATTCTCAGCTTACAAGTGGTAACCCGCATAATGTAAGTAAGTCTGATATTGGCCTTGGAAACGTAGACAATGTTCAACAATATAGTGCAAGTAATCCTCCACCATATCCAGTGACAAGTGTTAATGGTAGCACCGGAGCAGTAACTCTTACAATACCATCTAAAACTAGTGATTTAACTAATGATTCTGGTTTTATAACTGGTATGTATATTGGTTCTTATGGCTCTTCTACTTATGCAGAAATTTTAGCCGCATACTAGGCTAATAAAGTTGTATACTGCCGTGCTTCTAGTAATAGTAATCCAGGCACTGGTTCGCAGAACCGCATGGCGTTTCTTGCTTATGTGAACAATTCGACTACTCCTACGGAATTTGAATTCCAATACTATCGTTCCGTTTCTACCCATAGTGATTCACAGCAAGGCGATCAGGTTTTCGTATATAAACTTAATTCCTCTACTGGATGGAGTGTTACTACTCGTGAAGCATATACGAAGATCACTACAGGAACGGGGTTATCTAAAAGTTATAGCAATGGAATATTAACACTTACTAATAGTGGTGTTCATAGTGCTACTATTAATGGCGATTATTTAAGAGTTAATACTAATGGTACAAATGAGGATTTAACCATTCCATATGCAACAAAAGCAGCTCAAGATAATGAAGGAAATGTTATTGATACTACATATTTAAAAATAAGTGATAGTATTTCAGATATTAGTTATGATGTAACAACTGGTAGTATTTAGTCAACTATTGGTGAGACTACAACGAATATCGTATAGGATGTGTCTGGATATGACCCAGACTCTGAAACAATAACTACATTAGTAGATAATGTGACTGTTTCTGGTTTTTATTTAGATGATGATTCAGAGGGTAATTATGCTACAAATTTATATCGATCAGCCAATAATGCTTTAACTGGTTTTTCTACTTCTGAGTTTGTGCTTGGTAACAAATATCTTGTTATTTGGGATGGCGTAGAATATATCTGTAATGCACAGCTTAGATCTAGTAGTTGTGCTGTTAATTCTAGATTTACATCAATTAATAATATATGGGATTGTAGAGTATTAGGAAATGCAACATTGTTAAATTTTGCTCCTACTGAAAAAGCAAATTTACCTTTTGTAATAACATATCGTTATGATAGAGATACAAACGTAATTATTTGGACAAATTCTACATCTGCTTCTCATATAATTACTATTAAACAGATTAGTAGAAATTATAAAGAATTAGTATATGAAGAATTACCATATTTTTTAAAAGATAATGGAACCCCTATTATCAATAAAGGAACAGGTTCATCAAGTATTATTTTAGGCGGTGGCTCAGATGCCTCTGGAGCTGTTTCTCTTGCTGTAGGAGGAGGAACAAGAGCTACAGGATATGCTAGTATCGCCGCAGGCGGACGCACATTAGCTCAAGGAAGTTATTCAATAGCTTTAGGTTTTGGATCCATAACACATGCACAACAATGTATAGCTGGTGGTAGTGCATGTGAAACATTAGCTGGCCTTTCTTTTGCTTTGGGCCAGCTGGCTAAAACATCTGGTTTGATATCATTTAGTTTTGGTGATCGTACTGAAGCGACTGGTAGAGCATCAATGGTTATTGGCCAATATAATATACCAGATGATGATGATGGCACTAATTATACTCAATATGGTAATGGGGCAAAAAAATATGTATTTATAATTGGTAATGGTACTGCTAATGGAGCACGTTCTAATGCATTAACTGTAGATTGGGATGGTAACGAAGCTATAGCTGGTAGTCTTACGCTTGGTCTTGGAACCGCTAATGAGATCACGTTAACGCCAGCTCAGCTTGCAACTGTGCTTGCATCATTACTACCAGCTGTAAGTGCATCCGACAACGGCAAAGTTCTTACAGTAGTTAACGGCGCATGGGCGGCCGCAGACTTGCCCACTTATCAAGGAGGTGTTAGCTGATGGCCGGCTTACCAAGATTATATTGGAGAAATTATGATTCTTCAGACGACACTATATACCAGACCAGAACTAATATGATGCATTAGATCCTGCTTACTATTGAAGAGTGCGGGTTTAGCGCTCCAGCAGGAAAAGTGTTCAAAGAGTGGAATGATGCCAGAGATGGAACTGGAACTTCTTATCAAGCGGGGGAAACTACTGATACTCATGAGTCTGTTTATGCTATCTGGGAATCTGTTGATATTTCCATATCCTACGCTGGTTCGCAGATAGCCACTATGAATAGTAGCGGAACTAAGACCCTTCTTACTTCCGGAAAATACTGCACGGATAACATTATAATAGATTATACTAAAGCTGGAATAACGGTAGTAGAAACTCTAGACTCCCATGGTGGTACAATAGTAAGTATTAGCGGCGATCCAGTAATGCTTTAGACTAAAACTATAATGCCTACTGCGTCTACTTAGATAGTAAGTCCAGACTCTGGATATAATGGATTTGCTTCTGTAATAGTAAATGGAGATAATAATTTAGTTAGTTCTAATATAGCTAGTGGAATTAGTATTTTTGGAGTAGTTGGAACTTTCCAAGGCGGCGGTGGCGGAGCAGCATCTTTCATACAGAATCATGGAACCATGACGAGTTATGAGGATTCTACTGTAACGACTATAGGACAAGGAGCGTTTGCGTTTTGTAGTTCTTTGCAAACTCTCAGTTTTCCTGCTTGTACGAGTATTGGAAGTAATGCATTTTATAATTGTTTCAGTTTATCGACGATCAGTTTTCCTGTTTGTACGAGTATTGGAAGTAGTGCGTTTTATAGTTGTTACAAATTAACGACAGCGAGTTTTCCTTCTTGCACGAGTATTGGCAATGATGCGTTTTATAGTTGTTACAGTTTATCGGCGGCCAGTTTTCCTGCTTGTACGAGTATTGGCGAGAATGCGTTTGCATATTGTAGATGTTTGGAAACAGCAAGTTTTCCTGTTTGTACAACTATTAGAAGTAGTGCGTTTCGTTATTGTACTAGTTTGCAAACTCTCAGTTTTCCTGCTTGTACAAGTATTGGCGGATACGCATTTTCTGCTTGTCCCAGCCTAACGACGATAAGTTTTCCTGTTTGTACGAGTATTGGAAGTAGTGCGTTTGCATATTGTTACAGTTTATCGGCGGCCAGTTTTCCTGCTTGTACGAGTATTGGCGAGAATGCGTTTGCATATTGTACTAGTTTGCAAACTCTCAGTTTTCCTGCTTGCACACGTATTGGCGAGAATGCGCTTTATTATTGTTACAATTTATCGACGGCAAGTTTTCCTGCTTGTATAAACATAAGTGCCTCTGCATTTGGCAGGTGCTTTAAACTTGTTTCTTTATATCTTCTTGGTTCGTCACTTGTGTCGCTTGCCAATTCCAACGTATTTTCGTCAACCCCAATCGCCGGATACACAACCTCTACTGGAGGCGTTTATGGTTCTATTTACGTTCCATCATCCCTTCTTAGTTCTTATAAGACAGCTACTAACTGGACTTATTTTTCAAGCAGAATTGTAGGTATATAAAATTAATATAAAACGGGTAGCATAAGGGTCGCGCCCTAAGTGAGATAATGTGCCATAACACAAGCCGTTTAATAAATATAATAAATATTTTTATGGAGGTATTTATGAAACTTCAAATTTTAGTTCCTCAATATCACGAAACAGACGAAATTATTAAACCTTTATTAGATTCAATTGCATTACAATAGGCAGTTTCTTTTACGGAAGTAGGAGTTATAATTTGTAATGATGGATCAGATGTTCATCTTTCAGAAAAACTATTAAATTCTTATCCTTTTAAAATTGAATATTATCTCGAACCGCATCGTGGCGTAAGTGGCACTCGTAATGCGTGTTTTAATCATGCGACCGCAGATTATGTAATGTTCTGTGACGCAGATGATATGTTCTGTAATGTATGCGGTTTATGGATAATATTTAGAGAAATGGAAGGAAATGGGTTTGATAGTTTAGTTTCGGTATTTATTGAAGAGTCGCATCTGCCGCAGGATATACCTGAACAGAGAGATTAGATGGGGAATGTAGTGATGCCCGCCATGAAAAAGGGTAGTCCAATGTTTATTAACCATGATATGGATTCAACTTTTGTTCACGGAAAAGTTCATCGTCGTCAATATCTGCTCAGTTAGAATATTCGTTGGAATGAGAAACTTACTATTCATGAAGATAGTTTCTTTAATATTCAATGTTAGAATCTTTCAACAAATGTAAAATATTGTTAGACGCCATTTTATTTATGGAAGTGGAGAGATGAAAGCGTTTGTCGTCACGATCCTAAATATATACTTAAAACTTATAAAAATATGATTGATAGTAACGATGCGCTTGTAGATGAATTTTTAAAACGTAATGTTAAAAATAAAGCTATGTTCTTTACTGGATTCCTTATTTTTGATGCTTATTATTTAATGAATAAACCTGAATGGCGCGATTAGGAAAATAAAGAGTATAGAGATAGTACGGAAAAATATTTTGCGAAGTATTTTAGAAAGAGAAAGAAATTATGGAATGAAATTTCTGATAATGATAAAATGCAAATATCTAATCAAATTCGTACTCGTTCCGTGAACGAAGGAATGATGATGGAAAATATCACAATTAATAATTGGTTAAAACATATTGAAAAACTTTATAAAGATAAATAAAATTTCAATAAAGTGAGGTAGAAAAATGGCGGTTTCAAAAGTTATATTAAACGGGAATACGTTGATTGATGTTACTGATAAGACCGTAACTAGTTCAACTTTAGTATCCCCAAATACCGCTTTAGGCGCCGATGGAACAACTGTGACCGGCGCGTTAGTAACAAAAAGTGCGTCAGATGTGACTGTGTCTGGCGCAACAACAACAATACCTGCGGGAGTTTATTCTTCATAGGTCTAGAAAACAGTTAGTAGCGGGACGGCGGGAACGCCTACCGCAACGAAGGGAACCGTGTCAAGCAACTCAGTTTCGGTCACCCCGTCCGTCACAAATACCACAGGGTACATTACCGGCGGCACGAAAACCGGCACTCCGGTCACGGTATCCGCATCTGAACTCGTCAGCGGCACGAAAACCATATCGTCAAGCGGGACAACTGATGTGACGAACTACGCATCGGCCTCTGTCGCAAGCGGTTCTGCGACTACGCCAGCGACTACGATTACCGCCAACCCGACCATCAGCGTATCTTCGGGTGGCCTTATCACGGCATCTGTAAGTGGTTCTCAATCCGTTACTCCAACGGTTTCTGCCGGGTACGTTTCAAGCGGTACGGCGGGGACAATTACGGTTAATGGAAGTAATACGTTAACAATTTCTTCGTGGAGTGGAGGAAACTACGGAGAAATTATAACATTTACTGTTGAAGTATTATCAAGTTATTCAGCGGTAAACGGTATGACATGGGAATAGTTTATTGCAAGTAGATATAATACGGGTAATTGGGTAATAGTTAATAATAATATTAAACCTAATACTAGTAATAACAATAGTTTAACATGCAGCTTAAATGGTTCTGTCCATAGGGTTGAAAGTTAGGAAACTATTATTTCAGGTATGAATTATATGTGGCGTAGGACTTAATGAGGTGAAATAAATGGCGTTAGATAAATTAATAGATAGCGAGCGTCTTGATGGCGCATTGTCCGCCACCGCAACTGCTATTCTTTTAAAAACCGGTGGTTCAACTCCTTTAACATGGGATATGGATGAAGGTTTTGCGGATGTGATAGAAGATATCCCGACATAGGCTGCGTAGACGATAACTCCTACTACATCGAATCAAACAATTAGTAGTGGGACTTTTTTAACTGGAAATTAGACCATAAAAGGTGACGCCAATCTTGTAGCTGGGAACATTAAGAGCGGCGTTAGTATATTTGGAGTTACTGGAAACTATGAAGGTGGCGGAGGAAGCAACACTGTTGTAGATTTTATTGAAAATCACGACGCGTTCGCCTCGTTCGAGCACTCCTCGGTTACGAAAATTGGGCAAGGTACGTTCGCGTATTGTAGTGATTTGCAAACAGTAAGTTTTCCCGCTTGTACGAGTATTGGAAGTAGTGCGTTTTATAATTGTTTCAGTTTATCGACGTTCAGTTTTCCTGTTTGTACGAATATTGGAAGTTTTGCGTTTTATAATTGTTATAAATTAACGACAGCGAGTTTTCCTTCTTGCACGAGTATTGGACAAGGTGCGTTTGCATCTTGTACCAGCCTAACGACGGTAAGTTTTCCTGCTTGTACGAGTATTGGAAGCAGTGCGTTTTATAATTGTTATAAATTAACGACGGCAAGTTTTCCTGCTTGTACGAGTATTAGCTATAGTGCGTTTACATCTTGTAGTCGTTTATCGACGGTCAGTTTTCCTTCTTGCACTTATATTGGAAAGTATGCGTTTGCATCTTGTACCAGCCTAACGACGGTAAGTTTTCCTGCTTGTACAACTATTGGAAGTAGTGCGTTTTATTATTGTAGTCGTTTATCGACGGCAAGTTTTCCTTCTTGTACGAGTATTGAAAGTAATGCGTTTGCATTTTGTACTTATTTACAAACGGTAAGTTTTCCTGCTTGTACGAGTATTGGAAGTAGTGCGTTTATGAGATGCTATAAATTACCGAGTATAAATTTTCCTTCTTGCACGTCAATTGGTACGAGTGCATTTGGGTATTGCAGTAGTTTAACTTATGCGGATTTCCCTGTTTGTACGACAATAGGATCTTTCGCGTTTACATCTTGCTTTTGTCTTACTGAAGTAAGTTTTCCTTCTTGTACGACAATAGGAAATAATGCGTTTGCATATTGCAGTAGTTTATCAGCTATTAGGCTTTTTGCCTGCAAAACTATTAGTAATTAGGCTTTTCTTAATTGCTTTAGTTTAACACTTGTCAGGCTTATTTCATGCGAAACTATTGGTTCTTCTGTTTTTACTAACTGCCAAAAGTTACTTTCCGTGTACCTTTACAGTCCGAGCGTTGTATCTTTGCTTAATTCAAACGCTTTCCTCTCAACTCCAATTGCTGGATTCACAACCTTTACTGGCAACGTTTACGGAAGTATTTACGTTCCATCTTCATTATATTCGGCCTATATCACATCGACAAATTGGACATATTTCTCATCTCGATTTGTAAGTGTATAAATAATTAAAAGGAGTAATTTATATGGTAATTTATCAAGAAATTAGCGGAACTGATTTAGTTTGCGCGTACTCTAATAATAAAATGATGATTCGTCAAGACGAAACAGGTAATTTATATTCTGAAGCGATTGACCCAGTTTATATGAATCGTACATATACTGAAACTGATATTCCAATTGAAGAGGATGAAGGATTACCCGTAATGGAACCGCAAGAAGCTTTAGATTTTATATTCGGAGGTTAGGAAGGAGAATGATTTAGTTTACTAGATGGTAGGCCGAAAAATATCGCCAATTAATGAATTAGGCAGCTACGTCTTTATCCGATGGCGATGCGGCTTATGTCCCAAGGCTATTTAAATATTGGGAACCTAACCATAAATATGATGTTATTGGCGAAAGAGTTTAGTATGTTGGAAGACTTTATAAGGTTCTTCAAGCTCATACTTCATAGGCTGGTTGGGAGCCAGACGTAGCAGTTAGCTTATTTGCAGAAGTATTAATTCCTGACCCAGGCGTAATACCAGAATGGGTACAGCCTAGTTCTACAAATCCTTATATGACGGGAGATAAGGTACGTCATAATGGAAAGATTTGGGTTTCTATTGCAGATTATAATGTGTGGGAACCAGGTGTATATGGTTGGGAAGAAGTAACTGAATAAATTTAAATTTAAATATAAAAAAGACTACGTATTAAACGTAGTCTTTTATTTTACTTATATCTCTTATCTTTCATAAATTCTCGCGCCTAAGCTTCAAGTTGTTCTAATGTTCCATTATTTGCAATTACCATATCATATAAATCTGGATTAAAATTTTCCTCGCAGTCGGCACTATTATCCTATTGCGTAGAGAGCGCGCGCTGTATAAGAATTGCCTATGCACCATACTTATCTCGTAACTTCTAAATTTCAGAGGGCTCGCGCACATCTATAAAGAAAATTAATTTATCTCCATCATAATCTCGCTAATCCATCCATCGTTTTTCAATTTCGATATAATGAACTACTTCATTAAATGGAAAATTATTATATTCTATTAATAACTATTTTAAATCTGCTAAAAATTTTCTATCTTTAGGTTCTTTTGCACCATTCCATCCGCATTTCTATGCTATTTCTTTTACTGGCTAAATAGAAGAAAACATACGTACATAGATAGGATTAAGTGCGAAACAAAAATTTTCAAAAGTAGTTTTCCCACTTCTAAGTTAAGGAAGGCCGTTTACAACGTACACCTTCATTCTGCATCACCTACCTTATAATAATTTATATATTTAGTATCTTTATATTTATTGCTCCAAACCTCACGCCCGCAATCAGGACATGGGCAAGTATAAATATATTGCGGTCTTAAATCCATTGTATCTTCTTCAAAAATACAGCCGCAATTCCTACATTCAAACGTAACAGTTCTAGTTATTTCTTCTCTTTCTATTCTTCCATGTTTAATAATTCTCATTTATTTTACCATTCCTTAATTTTATCCATTTAAAAATTCATTAGTCCATCCATCAGTATATGGATTTGGTTCGTTCTTTGCTTCTGCGGCACCTTTCTTAGCAAGCTTATCTACTAATTCATTATTCTCATTACCCGCATGGCCTTTCACTTTAATAAATAGAATATGAGAGTCTTTAAAGTATGGAATAAGACGTTCCCATAAGTCTTTATTGGCTACTGGGCCTTTAGAACTATTAACCCATCCATTAAGCTCCCAATTTTTATACCACTTTTGCTCGTAACAATTTACTAAATATGCGCTGTCGCTAATTATATGAAGATTTTGTTTCTCTCCATAGGTTGCGCGAGCGGCTTCAATTCCTTTAATAGCTGCCATGAGTTCCATACGGTTATTTGTTGTACCAACTTCGCCGCCATATTCAGATATAGCTCGCGCGCCCTCTGTGTAAAATACATAAGCCCATCCACCGCGTGCGTTTGTAGTGCCATTACCGCTTGTAGCTCCATCAGTATAAATATCAATCCAGTTCTTCATCTCCGCCTAAATACTCCCACACGTCTTCCCAAATAAGCATATTTTCATGGTATGCGTCAGAAATATCTGTTAACCAATCGTGAACTGCTCTACCATTATTTTTCCTATCCCAAATATATAATTTATTCTTAAATAATTTTTTTTCTTTATATAAAAATTTAATATATGTAAAAAAACTACAACCTAATTTAATCTTATAATTATATAAAGATGATACTGATTTAGCAATTCTAAGACAGGTTTTATGAGTTTTTAGATTTGGATTAAAATTACTAAGGCTAATTATATTATTATTGCGCGAACCCTCTCCATACATATTAATAAATAAAGTTTCCGTTAATCTGCCTAATTTTTCTCTAAGTTCCATATATATAAAATCTCCTTATTTTCTATTTATATTATACCATAATTTTAATTGAAATGCAAATTATGGATTTCTAATTAAAGTAATTTACTTATATTATAGGATATTATAGTGGAGGATATATAAATGGAGTTTAGGAGAACTATAAAATTAGGGATGTCTGGCGCCGATGTTTTATATATAAAACGAAAGCTTTTTGACCTCGGTATGTATTCCAGCAAGATTAAACGTATTATAAGTAATAAATTTAGGTAGGATAGTGTTGAAGCTACTAAAAAATTTCAATAGACTTATGATAGTGTTTGCGAAGGGCCACTAGAAGTGACTGGGACTATTTATGAAGCTTGTTGGGAGGCTATTGAGGCAGCGGCACGCGGTGAAATTAAGCCTAAGGTAGACCCTGGCCCTGAACCTATGCCAACTCCCGAACCTGAGCCAGAGCCAAAAAAAGGTATGTTAGATTCTTATACCTGGATTAAAGCATCTAAGCGCAAAGCAATCGAAAAAGATTTATTAAATACAAATGAAATGCGACGCAGTATTTGTTTAGAGATACTTAAATGGTGTTATGACCCGGATTATCGTTCTGGAGACGTGCGCGCGCTATATATGTGGGGAGGTAATTTATATAATACTGACTTAAGACTTAATATAGCTACTGCTGCAAAAATAGAAGTTGGCGCGAAGCGTTATCCTGATAAATATGACGGTGGTCGAAAAGAGTGGATGTTAAGTGAAGTTGCAAAATATGGTGATTTACCTGCATCTGATTGTAGTGGAATGGAAGTTGGTTGGTTGCGTAAATTTAAGCTTGTAAATAATAAATTTGATAGTAATGCGAATACTTTGGGTAGTGAAAAATATAGCGTAGAATGTGAGATTAAAAATCTTAAGCCTGGTACGTTCGCGCATCGTGATGGTCACTTAGGTACATATGTCGGTGGTGGATATATTGTTGAGTTTGTAGGCGGCGCGTATGGATGCTAGTTAACGGATAGAACGAATCGTAAAGTTTGGAATTTCGTAGAAAAGAAAACTTAGAAGATGTCGGCTTGGAAAGATTTTTGGGATTTTAAGGAGCTTTTAAAATATGACGACTAATAAAGATGATTTTATTAAAAAAGTTATTATTGGAACTTTTGTTTTCTTACTTCTCTTTACCATTGCCATGATAGTTGTATTTTGTATGACTGGAAGCACTCCAGATGTATTAATTGGAGCGGTATTTGCAGCTTGCGTCGGAGAATATTCAATTTGTGGAATGATAAAGAAAACAAAAGAAGTAGAATTAACAGAGCGCTTACGTGATGGTTCTTTAGAACTTTATGATGAGTGCGAAGAAGGTAATGAAGAAGATGGTGCTGTTGCTGGTGTAACTTTTGAATGCGTTGATGAATATATTAGTGCAGCGCATAACGGAGATATTGAAGAGGAGGCTATTGGATAATATGGATAAAGAATATTTAATGATGTTATTTGCTGAATACGCTCCACGGTTTTTAGAATTAATTTTAATTGCTTTTGGTATTTGGCTTGTAAATATGTTACGTAAACAAGGCGCAACAAAAGAACAACTTGCTTTAGTGGAGGAAGCCTATGCGATTCTTTAGAGGGCGGCGCGCAATACGAACCAAGTTTGGGTAGAGGCTATTAAAGAGGCCGGCGGCAAACTTTCAGAAGAAGAGGCGGCTAAGGCGAGAGAGGATACAATTAAAGTATTCAAAGAAATGATTACTGAAGCTATGGAATTTGCGATTGAAAAGCTTTATGGTAGCGTTGATAAGTGGCTTGAAATGAATTTGGAATCTGCGGTTAATGAAGTAAAAGATATTTATATTCCTGTAATAGAAGAAGAAAAAGCAGAGGAATAATATTATGTTAGTAGGAACTACACCAACTTTTACTTTAATATTGCCGCAAGAATATAATTTAACTACTGCAAATAAAGTTTATTTCGCCATAAAGTAGGGTAATGTTCTTATAAAAAAAGAAAGTCCGAGTGGTGTAGCTGTAATAGCAAATAGAGCACAAGTCTATTTATCTTAGAGAGATACACTACGGTTTAAAAAAGGAACGGCTAAAATTTAGTTGAATTGGACTTATTCTAATGGTAATAGAGGCGGCACGAAAGAAAAAGAAATAGAAATAGATGAAAATCTCTTAGAGGAGGTTTTAGGATAATGTTACCAGTTATTGTAGATATGGAAGTAGAAGAACTTAATTCTGCGGTTGAATTCGAATTAGAAGAATTAAATCCTTCCGTAGATATGGAAGTATCTACAATAATTAAAGTTGATGGAGAAAAATATGAAGGGCCTTATGTTGCAACTCCTTCTAAAAATAGTTAGATTTTTTCTACAAAAGAAAAATTAATGAAATAGGATTTTATTGTAAATCCTATACCTGAAGAATATATTGTTCCAGAAGGACAGATATAGATAGAATAGAATGGAGAATTTAATGTAACTTCATATGCTTCTGCATTAATAAATGTGAATCCGCCTTTATAGTTTAAAACTACTGAACCATTAATAACATAGTAGATTATTAGTCCAGATAATGGATATTACGGTTTATCTAGTGTTATTATAAATGCAATGCCATTATACAATGGCGAGTTAAATTAAAATTTGACTTTTTTAAAAATTTATGTTATTCGTGTGCGGGCGCGCGTATATTTAATAGGAAAGAAGAATCTAAATTTTGGATTCTTCTTTTTTATATAAAAAATTTAATTATTTCTAATTTTGAAAATCTCTAAAATTTATGTTATAATTATTATAGAAATGAAAAAGATATTTACGGCAAATATTTTATGGCGCAAATAATAATATCTTGAAAAGGAGAAAAGATTATGAAGAATAGTTTTGTGAATGCTGCGAAGGGAGTTGCTTCTCAGAAGCTTACTGAGAATGGTGCTTTTGCGTACTCTAATACGGGTGAAGGCGCGCTCCTGGATTTGTTTGGTGTAGTGGGCGCGCTTCGCAAGCGGAATGAGGATGAAATTGCAACTAAGTTTGCAGACGCGTTTAATGAGGATAGTGAACTGGCTATGCGGCTTTTGTTCTATGCTCGTAATATTCGTGGCGGACTTGGAGAGCGCAGAACTTTCCGCATTATGTTGGAGTGGCTTTGCCGGAATCATCCGGAGTTGGCAGTTGCTAATATTCCGAATGTAACAGAGTTCGGGCGGTTTGACGATCTTTTCGTCTATATTGGGACTCCCGCAGAAGAAGAAATGTGGAATTACCTTAGTAATATTCTTACTAAGGACTATGAGGCTATGCTCGCGCAGAAGCCGGTGTCGCTGTGCGCGAAGTGGATGAAGTCTATTAATACTTCCAGTAAGGAATCTCGCGCGATTGCGTATAAGACTATGCGCGCGCTTGGTTTTAAGACTGAGAAGCAGTATCGTAAGGTTCTGGCGCGTTTGCGTGAGTATCTGAAGGTTACCGAACATCAGATGAGTGCGCAGGAGTGGGATAAGATTAATTATTCCCAGGTTCCGGCGTACGCAATTAAGAATTATGGGTCTGCTTTTGCTAAGCACGATTACGAGCGGTGGAACTCTTACCTTAATGCGCTTAAGAACGGCGCGAAAGATGTTAAGGTTAACGCAGGGACTCTTTATCCTTATGACCTTGTGGAGAAGATTTATAGGAATAGTTATCTTTCGTCTTTTAAATACGATGAACTAACTGAGCAGCAGTGGAAGGCTTTGCCTAACTACGTGCAGGATGGCGCGAATGTATTGATTATGGCGGATGTAAGTGGTTCGATGACTGGGCGCCCGATGGCTACCTCTATTGGTCTTGCGAGCTACTTTGCGCAGCGTAATCATGGAGCTTTTGAGGGTCTTTATATGACCTTTACAAGCGATCCGCACTATATCCATGTTTCTCGTAATGATAGCTTAAAGGCTATGTGCGAGAAGGCAACCGTAGAGGTCGGGTACAATACAGATTTGAATAAGGCTTTTAGACTTGTCTATCATACTGCCGTGCAGAACCATGTGCCGCAGAAGGATTTGCCGAGGGCGCTTGTTGTAATTTCCGATATGGAAATCGACAACTACATTCGGTATAATAATATGGACTTCTTGCAGAAGTGGAAGGAGTTGTTCCGCGAAGCTGGTTATGAGATGCCGCAGCTTGTGTGTTGGAATGTTGAGGCTCGTCAGGATACTTATCTTGCGCAGTCCGCAACAGAAAAGGGCATTAAGTATCTTAGCGGAAGTTCCGTTGGTGTATTCCGTAATCTTTTATCTATTTTGAACTGCACTAGTGCCTATGAGGCGATGGTTAAGGTTTTGATGGATAAGATGTACGATCGAGTCATCACAAAAATTCCCTCGCGCGCTATGTAAGGAGAATAATGTAATGGAAAATTATATTATTCTCCATAAAAAGTCAACTAACGATTTAATATTTTTAAATCCGAAATTTATTGAAAGTATTTATGAAAATAATAATCCTGGGTATCCGAATGGTACAATGATTTATTGTCTTGGACGTAAAGAATCATATTGGGTAACTGAGGATGTTGAAGAAGTGCGCAAGAAAGTATGGGGTACGATATAATATGGATTATACTGCACAAGAAAAATCTGATGGGCTAAAGAAACAATTAGAGCTTCTTTCAAATTGGCGTTCCTCCCCTCAAGAGATTTTAATGCGTGATACTGCAAATTTTCTTCGTAGAAATAATATTTCCATTTTTAATAAAGATGGAACTTATAGAGGGTTTGAGGCTATTATAGGGGAAGTTCGCTCTAAATTTGCAAGAAATGAAATTTTATGATATAATATTTATAGAAAATGAAAAAAGGAGATATATGTAATGGCTTCTAAGCGCGCGACCTATAAGGTTGAATTTAGTTTTGATGGTCTAAGTTTAGCTGAACAGGACCAACTCTACAATAAACTGGTTAGTATTTTGGATTTTGGTTTGAAAGATAAGCTGAATCTTAAGGTTACTGATTTGGTTGGCGGCACCCATGACCCTCTTGCGGGAACTGGTATTAGACCGGACAATGTAGAGTGCGCGAAGTGTGGGTATGTTGATTGCGCGCTTTGTAAGGTTTGGAAGAAGGTAGAAGTTATGAATAAAGATAAGGAGAATACTAATGAATAATAGCGAATATAAGTATATCGAGAATAGCGAAGCTGGTGTGGTGGTGTGTTTGATGCGGCGGCAGGACTTTATTGATGAAGTTTCATACTATGCGCTAAATAAACTTGGTCGTATCATCTGGAATAGTAAAGCCATTCAGCATTTCGATTTTAAGAAAATTTTCACCGATGCAATTAATAATTTCCTTGATAAGGAAGTCCCGCAAGGTGATGTGAGAACTATCGCACGTTGTAACTTTGATGCCGGTGATGATTTTGATCCAGAGGTTGGCCGCATTATCGCCGCGCGCCGTATGGATTGGGTAATTGCAGAAGTTGCACTCGGTCTTTTGGATTCTATCTATGAAGATTTTGATTTCTTCCTGGATGAAGTTGGTAAGCGTGGGAAGAATATCGAAAGATATTGTAATGCGCTCCAAAAAGATATACTTGAAATTGGGGAATAATACTTAAGTTTATAGACGTATATACAGCAATTATATAACACTGCCAGATATTATAAATAGTTATTTAGTGTAATAACAATACGTCTAGAAAAGTTTAGGAAGATACAAACAGCAATTTCTAATAATATTAGGACGTTACCTGAGATTATAATGTATCTTGTAAAAAAACTGGTGCTACGTTAACGCTCGCTAACTTAGGCGCTGTGACACCGCACGGTTAGCTGCACGGGCTGTAGTAATGGAGTTTAAGGAACTGCCAGTTTATATGGGGAGGTAGCCCAACGGCAGTAGGCAGCAGACTTAAAATCTGTCCAGTGAGGGTTCGAATCCCTCTCTCCCTACCATTTAATTTGGATATATATAGGCTTTGGTAAGAGGACCCTATAAGTAGTTGATAGTGGAACAATAACCTATATATGGGGACGTGGCGCAATTGGTAGCGCAGTAGCTTTGCAAGCTAAAGGTTGAGAGATCGTACCTCTTCGTCTCCACCACGGGTCTACGACTTTTGCTTAGTTGGATACGTTAAGGGAACTAAGCCTGGGCAAGCAACGGCTAATTGCTGCAGTAGAGGTAAACAGGCTCTATAAATATGGGTAGGTATGCGTAGATGGCGATCGCGGCGGACTGTAAATCCGTTACATAAGAAACAACGTTGGTTCGATTCCAACCCTGCCCACCACTTGCTCTCGTAGCCCAACTGGCAGAGGCATATGGCTTAGAACCATAGTAGTGTGGGTTCAAATCCCACCGAGAGTACCAATATGCGGGAGGTGGCGAAATTGGCAAACGCACCGATGTAGGTAAGATTAGGCTGAGATCGTGGTAAATTGTGGTTCGAATCCACTCCTCCCGCCCAATATGTTGGGATTAGTTTAACGGTAAAACATCAGATTGTGGCTCTGAGGTCGTTGGTTCAACTCCAATATCCTAACCCATTTGCGCCAGTAGCTCAGCCGGACAGAGCAACAGCCTTCTAAGCTGTGTGTCGGGCGTTCGAGTCGCCCCTGGCGCGCCATCTACGAAAGGAGAAACTATATGACTAAAATTTATCTTGCGGGTTCTTGTAGTTCTGAACAACGTACATTAATGCAGAAGGTTGCTTCTAAGTTGCGCGCGGAGCAATTTGAAGTTTATTGCCCCTTTGAACTTAAGATTCCTAACGCGTGGGATATGTGCCAGGAAGATTGGGCATATAATGTTTTTTTGAAAGATATTGAGGCTATTAATAAATGTGATATTTTTCTTATGATTACTCCAGGCAGAACTAGTAGCGCGGGCACGAATTGGGAACAAGGATATGCTTATGCAAAGAATAAGTATATTATTGTAATTCAATATACTAATGATAATACTAGTCTTATGACTTATAGTTCTGCGGATATTTTTCTTAATAGTTCTAAAGTAGACCTTGTAGATGATGTAATAAAAGCTTTAAGCGGAATAAATCAAGCTGGAAATTGTTATACTACTTTAACTTAAAGGCTTATAGTCCAGTTAAAAAAGAAGTAAATAATCCTATGGAGCTGAAGGGAAGTCGCGCTCCCTAGTCGTAAAATAGGCCCACTCCTGAATAAGCATGCGACACGACCGCCTCTGCTAGTGATTATTTTTCTTTAAAACGGAGTTAGGAGTTGTAAACGCTTTATCCGTTATAACACAAAGCGTTAATCTATACTGGTGTAGTTCAGTTGGTTAGAGCGTCACTCTGATAAGGTGAAAGTCGGTGGTCCGAGTCCACCCACCAGTACCAATGTCCAAGTGTGGGTAAGGATAACTGGACTATGTAATCAGGCAATACTGGAGAAAGGGCCTAAGTAACCAGTAGCGCAAACACCCGTAGTATAGCCGATAAGTGAATCTTAAAAATAGTCGGCATTCGAGCATCTTCTACGAGGTAGAAGCGTCTGCAAAAAACTTGATGCGCGCGCATTCAATATGCTAAGCTTGCGGTTATAGGCATATAATTTATCTCCTTAGCTCAGTTGGTAGAGCAACAGACTCTTAATCTGGAGGTCCAGGGTCCGAAGCCCTGAGGAGGTACCATTGTATGGCTCGGTAGCTGAGAAGGTATTAGCAACGCACTGAAAATGCGTAGACGATGGTTCGATTCCATCCTGGGCCACCAAGAGTAGCATAAAGAATGCGCTGATTATAATAATAAACTGAGCACTTATTCTACGCATTAAAGCTTAAGATTTAATGGGCGGGACTCCAGTTAAAATGTAATTAAGATGGTTAAATTCCATCCTACTCTACCAGGGTTCCTGAGTGTGC